CTTCCAGACAAGCCATCTCTACCCTCGCCATGAGAGTTCCGCTTAATTTGGTTTTCTACCTCACTAATCTTGGCTTGTGATTCGGCTCGGTCTGCCTCATAAATCTCTTCTGGGATCTCCATTAGAACAGCCCTTTGATTGTTACCCACACTAGGATTCGTGGCACTACCAATATTAGTCGGTCTGCCAATCTTTGAATCCCCAACAGGTGAGCCATCATCAACAGCGTTCCATCCAGCGTCCTTGAACATCTGAATGCGATCTCCAGTATCATTCACAAATCGGCGCACGAAACCGACCTTCTTCGGTGCAGTCAAGATATTCCTCGACCCTAAAGGTATTCTTTTTCGCGGTTGCTCGCTTTTAACACTCTCTATTTTATTTATCTGCTCTGGCATAACATAATCCTCTTATTATTCTTGCATACTTGCAATATCTTTAATATATTGTTCTTCGGACATTATGCCTCCGCGAACAAATTGATTCATGATACTAACTTGTTCAGGCGTAAGATCAGCTTTGCTGAAAGAAGTTGAAGCACCTTTATTGTTTGAGCCTTTATCAACAGGAGAAACAGGTCCAATGGGTTTAACAGTCTCTTTAGTAGTTGTAGTAGTTGAGGTGTTCTTAGGTGCAAACTTTTCTGGAAAAACCTCTTGAACTTTCTGTCGTACCAGTGCATAAATCCTAGGCAGTGGAGCACCAACATAATTCTGCGCTACACTATCAGCAAACTGCGCCATATCGTTGTCTTCCAAGTACCACTCGTTATCCTGAATCCATTCATCATACACAGGATTTTCAACAGCACCAGCCTTGGACGTATCATTAATTTTTGGTGCAGCAAGATCATTTTTCTTTGCCTCGATCTGTGCGTCTAGCTCTTCGACCTTATCAACATCAGCAAGTTCAATAGCCGACTTGCGTTCCTTTTTAAGAGATTCGATCTCAGCAGTTAGTTTCTTAACTTCAGTCTGATAGACTTTCTCATTGTGTTCCTTAAGTGCATTTACAGATGACTGAACAGCACTCAGATTTTCCTTTAAATCTTTATTATGCTTACTCATTGCCTTCTGAATGTCTTTCGACCTCAGAATGTACGTGACTGCATCAACTGCATCTTCACCTACATGATCAGCACGCCAGCCAAGTTGTGAAGCAAGTTCTTCTACAGAAGGAGCAATCTTGGTTTGATCAGAATCAGCATTACCATTAGGGGTTTTAGTTTGATTGGAAGATTGATCATCACCAGATTTAGCTACCACAACAGACTTGCTGATATCATCAGTAGTTTCTGTTGCTTCTGTAGAAGAACCATCAGTTGCTTCGGCTGCCATAATAATGTCTTGCACAAATTCTTCTGCCATAATAACACCTATTTAAAAGAGTAACCGAGCCAAAACATCATTATCATTAATCAATACATAAGATTCATCATCCTTGCCAGGCATTGACACACCAGCATATCGAGAATAACTAATCTTATCGCCAACTTCTGCCCAGGCAACTCCGTCATCAAGGTCTTTCCAGGCAGTAGGTCCAATGGCAATCAATGTGCCAACTGTAGCAGCTTGCTGTTCCTTTTCCAGAGTTGTTTGTGGCAAATAGATTCCGCCCTTAGTCTTTTCTTCAACCTTCTCAGGAAGTACCAACAAGTGTCCGCCAGTCGGAATAATACCGGATTGATTAATATCCATAATGTTTGTGCTCATAATTATTACCCTTTTAAATAATTGTTCTTATTAATAACTGCGTATGCTTAGTAACCACTGATCTCATCAACTTCGTTATCTACAGAAGTATCTTCAAAAGAAATATTAAGAAGCTGATCCAGACCAGCTATTTGACCAACTAATCTATTAGTAGTTCCATGTGTAGCAGCTGCCTCATAGCCTATACTATTTCCATTGGCAAGCTGATCAACTATGGACTGCCTAGTCTTTTTAATCTCAGCAAAGATCTCTTTCGTTACTGGATGGTTTTTCCACTCTTGGAATTGTTCGCTAGTTAGCATCTTGACACCATAAGTATAGATTATTCTACAATATACCAATCTTCATCAAGCATATCAGATTGGCTTGCTAACCAACCTGGAATCCATTCTTCTTGTGCATTATACATAGCAAAGTATGGTTGACAATTAAGTGGTTTATCTTCACCAATGAACTTAGCAGTACGATCATTTACTTTTCTATGTGTTCCTTGAGTATTATATGGAGGCAAGCTCAATGGTTCCATATACACTACAAACATATTCTTTCCATTCCATTTAGTTCTGGCTATTTTGTAACCTTTCTTTGCTGCTTCAATAGCTAAACCAAAAGGCATTCCAGTTGTTTTACGATAAGCCCTTTCAAAAACTTCTTTAGGACTCCAAGAAATATATCCTTCATGCTTTGGATGATTAGACTGTCCACCATCTAAATATTCTACAAGAAAGCCATCATCATTACCATTTTCATCTGAAGGAAGTTCCCATCCACGATAATCATTATACTCTTGACGAGTCATTTTAAGTGCTTTAATTTCTTTGACTCCAATAAATCTTTCCATCTGAGTTCTCCTCAATTCTGATTAGCTTTCTCCAATTCTTTCTTTCGCTTATTTGCAGCAGTTATTACATTCCCAGCATAAAAAACATTCTTGTCGGAAGCATCATCCTTGTTTTTACCTAAGCCAAGTGCACGTAAAAAAGAAAATGTACCTTTCTTTTTCTTCTCTAATTCATCCATATTATCTCCTTAACTATATTCACGTTCAACCGTACTTTCTTTTAATCCACCAGGAGCTTTGCCTAAACTTTGCTGAGATCTACCAAGCTCTAACTGCCCAGAAATTTGCTTATCCTTAAGAGCTAAATCTATAGCATCATTGTCCATGTCTGCAATTGTCTTCTCTTGCTCGAGCTGCGCTTTTGGAACTTCAACCAAAATCTTCTGAGTTTCTGCATTCAACTTAGCGACCTTTGCACTCAGCTCTGCAATCTCAGCTTTGAGCTTCTCCACAGATAGTTGCTCAGCTGGATCAGGTTGGTCTTCTGCAGGAAAGAACCTTTCAACATCTTCTATATCAAGTGCAAGTAAGTATTGCCGTAATATTTCCTGATCATTAAGTCCTTGTCCTCGCAACTCTAGCATGGCCTTCGCCTTGAGAAGTCGCTGCATCATTGTCGTGCTGTTCGGATCGCTAACCGGCACTACATCGAAATCTGCACTAGAGAAGTCAGCCTGAACAATTGCCTGCGTATCATCCAGGACAACACTATATGTCATCTGATCAAGATAAAGAGCATTCAGTCTACGTAACTTAATGAACTCTTTATACTGACTACGATAAAGTCTCTTATGAATGGCACTGTAGACTTGCAGCCCTTGTTCAATCAATGCGAGAACAGATTCAGCCGGAACATTCGCGCCTGGTGAATTACCTGCAAGAATCTCTGTCATGCCGGCTAGTTCTTTACCACTCTCGATTAGCAATCCGAGCAACTGGAAAAGGACATTACTTGGCTCACGCACTGGCATGGGGAAGATGTTCTTGCGAAGATCGTCACCGGTAGCATCAACTGGTTTCCATTCGCCTGATTTAACTTGAATGGATTTGCCCCGCCCGAGTTTAAGTCCTCTCCCCAGGAAGCCACTTTGACGATTCGATAACGTCCCAGCATCTAGCAACTGATTAATTACTGTGTTTATGGCTGAGTTGCTGCTCATCAATAGAGAGCCAAACCCCATACCATAAAATCCGCCATCAATAGCAGGCATGAAAATGAATCTAGTAAAGTATTGCTCAGGAATGATTTTAACAATCGGTCCGTTCGGATCAACTACACCGGCTTCATCAGACTTGCGAATAATCCCATCTGTGGCAAACCGAGGAGATATCCTAACTAACTTCTGTGATTGGTCATGAACAGTTACTACATACGGCTCTTGATAACCATCCCCATCTAGGTCATACCAACGATGTTGTTCAAGAAACAAATGTGGAGTGTCTTCATCTACGTCAGCAGTCTTATCACTGGTGGCCTGGCCAAGTTCTGCTACATCAAACTTGATAAAGATCCCAGAATTGATGCGCTCGACAATTTCGTTATGGTACAAATAGATTCTATGTGTAACTCGTGGAGCCCTCTCCAGTGATTCGGCAAAGTAATTTACAACCAAATCATCAGCGAAGACTATCTGAGATACAGACTTCCGTTCAATTGCATCAAAGTAACTCTTTTTGAACACACAACCGATTGCAGGTAACGTAAAAAGTAGCTGATCAACTCCTTCTTCCCAATCTTCCATTAGTGACAGAAGCTGGAAAGACATAAACTGAGAAATTCGTTGAGCTTTATCAAACTTAACGTTGTCAGGATCAGCTCCAACTACCTTACCTTTGACAACCTCATTCCCCTTAATGAGTTCTGGATATGCTCTGGCAGCAAACTGGATGCAAGCATTAATGATTAAGGGATATTTAACATTCGCTACAACTTCGCCTGCATAGACTTTCTTCTTTACGAGCAGCTTCGCCAGGTCAATGATCTGTACATTGAGGGCTTCCCAGTCAGTACGGCTAGCAAGATCGAGCTTATAACCCTCCAGAACCTTAGTTGTAATATCTGCTAAGATTTCCTTAGTTTGTTTATCAGCCAAGTTTGTGATGAGAACAACTGCTTCAGCACGCAGAGCTTCTTTTTCTACAAGAGCAGTAGTAAGTGGGTCAACTTGAATTGGATTTATAATATCTTCAATAGGTTCTTCAGTTGCCCAAAAGGGAACTTGGCCCATGAGACTTGCCTGTTCGTCATCAGGTAGATTAGTACCGGTATTAAGAGTTGAGTTGGTTCGTGTAGGCAGCTTCGCTGCTTGACCAGCTATAATCGCATTCGCCATCGGAGTCGCTGGATTGCCTGGATCAACAAGTTCCTCTACAGGAAAGTCAAAACCATTATTAGCCATTATTAATTTCCTGTAATGTTATCAGTATTAATTTTATTTAACCAATTCTTAATACACTGACCTGAAGTACTTTTAGTATCACAATCAGGCCAATCTAAGCATTGCTCAGCAGCTAATCTTGTTGCAGCCGCTTCAATGTAATCTGCAAAACTACCTAAACGATAGTTTTTATAATTTACCATAATATCAGCTGTCCAACAAAGTTTTCGTTTATTGAACCTTACTCCAGTAATACCAGAAGAATTATTACTACTTATTTTTGAGTTTCTTGCATTACATTGTTTAGATGCTTCTCGTAAATTAGTTATTCTGTTATTTGCTGGATTTCTATCAATATGATCAAGCCCATTTTCTGGTATATATCCATATACATATAACCAAATAATTCTATGAGCAAGATATGGTTTATTATGAATACATACTTTGTAATAACCATAATTATCTATGGTTTTAACTATGTCTCCTTTAGAAACTCTATGAGCATTTGGATTTTTCCAAATTAGCTCTCCAGTTTCTGGAATATAATTAAATAAATGCTGAACAAGTTCTTGCGATACTATTGCTTGCATAATAATCTCCTAGATTATTTTATATAGTTCCTAGAAATATTAAAATATGGAAGTCCGTCTAGGAGTCGACAAAGGCCGCTAAGCCACCTTCCATAAAATTGTTTAGTATATATTAATATCCTGTAACATAATTAGTTTCAGCTTCATTATATTGTGTTGATGCTTCCCAGGCTTCAAATTCCCAATAGGGCTTTGCAACTGCTCGCTTCAAGCCAGACATAATCAGATATCGAGTACAGTCCATAAGGTGGTCCTTGTCTTTAACAATCTGACCGTTTTCATCGCGGCGATAAATCCGAAACTCACTAAACCAATTAACCAGCGAACCAAACACTTTCAGGCGGTTAGTGCTCAGCATTTGCCACACAGCATACAGGCCGGCTTCAACAGATTTGTTAGCATTCTCGAGGTCAAGGCCTAAACCAAAGTATTGTTCAAAAAGTTGCTTTCCATCATCCTGGGAACGACCATGTGCAGCTGAATCCACCACGCCTGGAATCCAACTTCCCCTGGCTTTAATAGCATCCGCATGGATCAGTGGCAACTGTTGGCCCTGATAATATTCGGAATACAGATAAGTTATGTTGCTGGTCGGATCTGTGGCTGCCCAAACAGTTGCCGTCTTCTTCCAGCCAACATCCAACGCATAACAGCGGAGCCAATGATCGGGAATAGCGAAGTCAGCGACAGTGATATTAGATTCGAGGATTGGATAAATTGCACCAGATCCAAGCTGAGGTACGCCCTTTGACCTGGCGTCTCGTTGATGAGGTGGTAAGGCTGCCCAGAGTTTATCTTTCTGTTCTTTGGTAAGGTGTGGTGCATCATCCCATGTTGCCTGGATTAAGAATTTACTGCCTTCTTGATTATCCTCAATCTTTCCGTTCGGCATGAACTGAAGAACAGTATCGGTGAGGCCCTCTAAAGGAGTAAAGGTCAACATGATTAGACCATTCGTTGTCATGGTCCGAGTTATACATTCAGTATAGATTGGCAATGGACATTCTTCATCCAGCCAGATTAAATCTTGCTCAGTTCCTTCAAATGACTTGCGACCTTCTGCATATGACTTGATCTTAATCCGAGATATACCACCAGAGATATGCTTGACCAAGATCATGTCGATGGCGTTAGCAACTCCACCAGCCTTAGGAGATGTCTTGATTATATACTTTTCTGGGATGAGTCCAGTACCATACTCTTCGGGATTGCCAATCAGCTTATACTGAACGATGTCACGAGCAGTTGTACTGGTTGTTCCACAGGCCCAGATGGAAACTGGCTTGGTGAATCTCTTGCCTGTCCACCAACTTGGATAGCGTCCAGTTGCGTGTAGAGTTGTTTCGTATGCACCAATTCCTTCAGAGTTATGAGTAACAATTCCACCAGCAATAATAAATGTATGACTAGCATGATCAACTTCAATACAAGTACAGTCAGAAATTACATCTGGAACAATTGAATATATTAATCTATCAAATGAACTTTCTTTATCATTATATCTTTCTTTCTTTCTAGGAAGTTCAAAAGGACAAAATAGAAGCTTAACTGTAATAATATAAGCTAATTGTCCATTCCTTTTAATTCCATCAGAGTTGGTATATGATTTTATCTTTTCTTTTACAACTGTTTTTCCACCTAAAGACTGAACTAAAGTACAAAAATCATCTTTCAATCTTGAGGATATTGTAGTATATGACATTGAGTTAGTGGGATTAATATAACCATCAGAATCCATTAAACCAGCTAACAAAGCTTTTCGCTGCTCAATTGAAGAAAGTAAATAATCTATTGGAATAAATTTAGTATGACTTTTAGTTCCAAGTAAACCAAGTTCTCTTAGATACTGAGTATATTCATTTGGAGCCTTACCAGTATGTAATCCACCTGGCTTAGATATGCAATAACCAAGATATCCAGCTTCTTTAATTAGTAAGAGATTTTTAGGAATTGTTTTGGCAATTTTTGAAACAATAAAATCATCTTGTGTTGAAAATCTTACTCTATCAACAATACTTCCATCCCCTAAAAGAATCCCCATAAAATATGGATCTATAAACAAATTAATTTTATCTAATTGCCATGCTTGTCCTTGAGGAACTGAAGCACGCATTCTGGCAATAGGAGTTGCTCCAGAATCACCAAGAATGGTTAAAGTATTAGCAACTTTATATTGATTATAAAATGGATTTGCTTCTTTTTGTCCATGAGATTGTCTATATGGATATCTTGCATTATAAGGAAGATATTTCCAAAGATGCTCACCACAACATATTACCTCATCATCTGAATCAAAAGTAATTTTAAAAAGTTGTTTTGGCCCTTGAGGATAGACACCAGTAACTTGAGTTAATGATCCATCACCAGCTATAACTGTTTCGCCAAGTTTAATATCTTCAATAGCTTTCCAGCCACCGGGAGTAGCTACTTTAGTTCCATGTTTAAGGGCTTTGCCTATGCGGTTTGCAGCCATGATGCAACGCTCAGAAAAATCTGCGCCGGCTGCAAAGAACTGCATATGCTTAGGATAGTTATTTCGACTTAGCTCGCCGTCATCTGGATAGTACTGAGTAATCTTATTTTGCTTGATCCGGATGTTCTTGGCTTGCAAGAGTTTGAGGTATTGCTCTTTGCGGTCTCTATCAAGGTGGGAAAGATCCATCATTATGACCTTTTAATATTGTGAAAAGGATCAAATGATAGGTCTTCTAAAATTGTGAGGTCTTCCATCAGAATGGGTTCTTCAAAAGATTCGTCAGGAATAAATAGGCCAGCCTGTTCTTCAGTACAGAACAAATCTTCCAGAGATAAATCATCCTCGTTAGCAGGCATCGTGACAACAGCATGATCTGAAGCAAGAGGAATAGTCGTAAATGATAAGTTTTGTCGTAAGGACTTTTTAATCTCTGGAAGATTTTTACCACCTGTGCGGTTGATAGCTTCTTCGATTGCAGCTATCTCAGCATCAAGTTCTTCGTCAGTTTTGGTTTGCAGCGTCATGTCGATGTTCAATCGATCGGGTGCCTTATAACCATTGCGATCGAGAACATCTTTAGCTGCATTAAATTGTACAGATGCTGGAACAGCTTTGCGGGAACCCTTGTCAAGCAAGTGAGCAAAGGTATCTAAGGCTTCTCTGTTGAGGCTGACTAACTTTTTGCGAACGTCCAAAGTTGCTTCGTGCGCCCTGTCTTGAAGGCCATTCAAGTAGGCTTGCCCAAGAGGTGAGCGAAGGATTGTAGATACGGATGATTGTGCCATACCAAGACGCTCAGCAATCTCTTGGTTTTTGTACCCGTTGAACGCCATCTGGATAATGTTGCGGTGCTGAGATTTTAGCTCTTTCAACATGGCTGGCAGCTTTACAGGTAAGATAGGTTAAATGGATGTTGTGAACCTTTTGGAACTTTACTATTTTAAAATGACATATTATGGTAAAAATAGCAACATTAAAATGCATAAGGACTTAATTTTCCTGCTTTTTCCATAATGCCGGCAAACATATTGCACCTCCTATAATATATAAGGGCTGCCTGTTTTGCTAATGCTGCCAAGTTTCTATATTAGCCAAGTTGAATGCTGATACCAATATGATTGTTCCCGACTGAAGGTTCACTTATGAACGCTGGTGTGACTGGTGCAAATTGACGGCAATCAGAGATGGCTTGTTTCCGCAAATTATATGAGAAACCCTAATCCACTACAGGAGGATCGAGGCATCAACATGCAGGCAGGTCACACACTAGAAGAATTGTTCCCTCCGCTACGCGGACAAACGGACAGCAGGTATTGATCATGAGCAGATATCTCTGGCAAACTGTGGAACAGTTCAACAGATAGAATATTTCAATGTGATGGTCCTGACAAACTGGTAAGCATCATACAAGTTACACCAGGCTATATTGGCAAGGTCCAGGCAAGTTACACCAGGCAGAATGGGGAACAGAATAACTCTTGACAGGCTGAACATGGGGAAGTATTATAATTGGGAAAGGACAAGCAATTGGAAAAGAAAGAATGGTGGAAAAGAAAGAATGGTGGAAAATAAATCTTGACAAACCTTTCAACAGGCTATACATTGGAGATAACAAGAGGCAGATAGTTACTTACCTGAATAACCGGGAAAGTTAGAAACAACTTTAACTTTGAAGGAGAATTATTATGAAAAGACTTGGTAATCTTTGGCAAGGTCAGGTGAATGGAAGCAATCAGGTTATTAACGTAGTTGGTACTTATGGAGATGGTTTCCCCGTTGTTCGTATTGAACAAGGCCAGGATGTTGGAAAGGCTTTTGCCATTGATTGGAATACCGGAGAAGTTATCAAAGAAATTAATTATAAATAAACATGCTCTCAAAATAAAACTTGACAATATCCTGGTCATGATACAAAACTGGCCTTAACGGGAAGAAAATAGTTTTCTCCCATTCAAACACTTTTTAAATGAGGTAATATTATGGCACAGTCAATCTTTGTAACACTTGATACTTTGAAGACGGAAACTTCTGTACCTGCAATTGGTAGCATGGTTAGTCATACTTTGCCTCGGAGTATCTTTCCGACATCTGAACAATTTGCAGATGAACAAAAGTTGGTTGCATGGGCGACTGAGGCTGGATGTCTTCATGCCTGCCTTCAGAAAGGTGTACAGGCAAAACTGATAGATGCTCGTGCAACCTTCAAAGCAACCAAGAAAGGTGCGGAATGGTCGCCGGAATTAGGTCAAAGCAATGTGGATGGCATGAAGTGGGAAGCTGCCGAACGTCCGGCAAGCGCAAAGAGTGACGAGCAGAAAGCGATTGAAGCTATGGCCAAATTGACGCCTGAACAACTTGCGGCAATCATCGCAGGTATGCAGGCAAACAATTAGCAACCAACAAACTCGGGCATAGTCCATGCGATTGTGCCCGAGCCTAGAGGTGCAAACATGAAATATTCAAAACGATTCATAAGTTTCTTTAACCGAAAATCCGCGCCATATCTGCCTGAATGGGTTATTGAGGCATGGTATGTGCAATTCTCAGAAGTTGACTTTCACTTGGTGACATTATGAAAACCTTGAAACTGCAAAAAGATGTAACCTATGGAATTGAGTTTGCAAAAGCAATTAAATTGACTTCCAACAGGGAAGAAATGAAAATGGTTCGATGCTTACTATGTGGAGATATTCACAATGTTTCAAGTATGCTCAGATATTTGAATGTATATCCTGAACGGCTGAACAAGGCCATTAAGACAGGAATATATATTGAATTGTGCCGGTAATAAAAAGCCTAACAACCTTGATTTAACCTTAGCCCGATTAGGTTCATGTGACCTTTTCGGGCTTTTCTTATTGCTAATGCCTAACAAACTGTAAATTGCCTAACAGACTGGATTGCATAACTATAGATTAGATGCTAGGTGTATGTGCGTTCGATGATGAACAGAGCTATAGGGTGTCCACACGTAACCAGATGGTGACACACGTAGCCAAACGTAGCCACTTGGACACACATAATTGGCACCAAACGGACACTAAACATTACCACCAGGCATCGGATGGCACCGGCTGGACACACATAATTGTCACCACCTGGCACCACACTAACATCAACTGTCACCATATGGACACAGGCAAGCTAGAAAAAGGTAATCATTTCAAAGAGTTGCGTGCCTGTGTGTCCAAAAGTGGCCAATAGTGTCCAACCGTACACCACCCCCCTGTGTCGTGAGTGTGTGATGGTAGTCTGTTTTAGTATTTAATTTTTTTATTAAATACTTAAATACGAGGTCCAGAGACGGGGGGGAGGTGTACGCACGGACTCTTTTGACGCCAACCGTACACAGCCCTCAAATTCTCCAACAATATCAACCACTTACACAAGCAACCTGTCACCAACCGGACACAAACGGCACCACAACAGTACCACCCGTAACCAAAAATCGTCACCACCCGGCACCAAACCCTTGACAACCGTCACCAACCCATGTTACACTGTAACCAAATGTGGCCACCTGTAACCACCAACCAACCTCAACCAACGGAGCTATAATGAAAGCCAAGGACTTAATAAAACTACTCGAAACACAGCCTGAAGATGATGTAATTATTATGGAAGAGGACAATGAAATTCTTACCGGCTATACAATCCATCTTATAACTCCAACATTAGTTAGAAGTAACGATGTTAGAAAAGCTATATGTTTTAAGAAACACGCCTGGATATTTCGTATTTAATTCAACCAACGGAGCAACCATTATGTCAAGCCCTCATATGTCATTTCGCCTGAACCATTACCAACTCGCCAAAGCATTAAGAATCCTTGTAACTCTGGAACCTGACCAACCAATAGCATCATTATCCCAGGCAGCCAAGCTAATAATCATTGACTGGATATCGAAGCACTCTATTCACACATCTTTAGAGTGCGCTCAGGCAGACATAAAAGCTATTGAGACAATCATCGCTCTGCCTGTAGATCGAATAGACCCATACACAACCATTCGGCAGATTATGGCTCAAGCAAAGGAGCAATCTCAACCATTCCAGGCACAACAAGAATTTCAGATAAAAGCCCAGGCAGTTAAATCAGCCCAGCAGATACAGAGAGATATCGAAGATACCAGACTCTTTGAACAGCTCAGACGTGAACATGCATTAAAAGAAGCACAAGAAGCAAAAGATAAAGAGATTGACGAACAAATAGAATTATCTTTGCAAACAAGAAAACCACTTCCCAAACCGTCAGAATTTCATGATCCAAACAACACAGACTCAGAAATATCCACTGTAACTGACTTCAGCCCGCCGAAAGATTGGATTGACAGCGAGGAATAAGCATAACTAATGATCGGGCATAACGTGGTGGAATTACACAGTTTTTACGTTATGCCCGTTACAGCCCTACAACGGCCTACACGCCACGTTCCCAACCGTCCATGCAACCGTACCAACACGCCACGTCCGGCCCGCTACGGCCATCCTACGACCATCCTGGACCTATCCCGGCCGGCCACCATACTATATACACGCCACCGACCAACTACCACACCGTAGCACACACCACAACCGTAAACCGCCTACATGTTTTTTGTTGACAACCCTGCATGTATACGGTAAAATAACACAAGATACAGCCATACCCATTGTTCAGGTAGCTACGCTGCAAACTACAAAGCACTTAACAGTTAAGGAGAAAAACTATGAAAGCATCAAACAAGGTGGAAATCACAATAGATGCTAACGGTACATTAAAAACTATTACCTTTAACGGAAGTCTTGAAAAACTTATAGAACATTTCTACAAGGCTGGCCTTATCACAAAAACAGAGTTTGAACAGTTCAAGGAAAGGCCTGAAAAAGGATAAATAATAATTTAGCCTGAATTACACTAGCTTAGTTTAATTAGTGTAATTCAGGCAAAAATCACAATAACTGAAGAAAAATTATGAACATGGCAAAAGAAAGACATCGATTAATTATAAAAATCCTTCGTGAAGATTATACTGGACTGACTAAAAATGTATCTGACCGTCAAATTCTAAACGATATTGTAACAATCTTATTATCCAGGAAAATATGTCCGAAAAGCATACAAAAACTATATAAACGATTAGACAATATCTAACAATTTTGCTTAATCACTTGATAAGGATTAACTATTGGAGACTCTCATGCAACAGTTAAAGCCAAACCAAATAGATGCCTGGCCAGTTTTACGATGGTCCGAAGCAGCCAGCCTATTTAAAAAGTTAATCCACTCCAACGATATGCACCAAGAAAAATACCTTAGCCTTTTCACAGCAATACTTAGTAAAAGATTAGCTACTAAAATGCTGGAATTAATTATACCAATGAGATAACTTTCAGCTAAATTACAACAATCAGAGGTTATACAATGAAAACATTCATCGAATTTGGAATCAGAGGTGATTTACATAGTGGAACAATCAAAAATTGTTTAACCCAACGGAGATAATATGAAAACCACTTCAAAAAGCGTAACCTCTGAATTATCCGCATGTAAGAAAACAGCTCTAATTTGGCAAGAACTTGCTCGTACTGGTGATAAATATAAAGAGAGTGCAATTATTAAAGTATTTTCATCTGATCCTTATTTTTCTAACGATTGTCCTTGCTGTGAATTTGTTGGTGATACAGAATCATATGACGGTATAAAATTAGATGACACTCTTAACAATTGTCCAGCTTGCCCAATGAAGGATTTCTGGCCAAGTAATATGCCTTTCTATATGTGCTGTGATGAAAAATCAGAAGATGATTTTATTGGGATCTTTATGATGTGGACAGATGCAGAAAAGTTTAAAGATCGTCGAAAACATGCCACCACAATATATCACCTCGCTCTTGAAGCATCTGAATACTGGCAAGGGATGAAAGATATGAATTCATAGTTGATTAACCAAACTAAGCAACGAAGTTGCCTACCTGTAACCACCAGCCATAAGGAGAATATTATGCACCATTGGACACATTACAGATGGACTGAGGGCACAGAAGTAATTACAAACCACAGTGATTATATAGAAGAGATGTTTTATACCTTTTCAGCAGTTTCAAAAAGACTGGGAGATTATTGTTGGCGGAAAGCTTGGTAAACCTCAAATTAGGATATAAATCATCATGGCTTATACTACTCACAACTATAGAACAAAGAAAGAAATTAAACTTGCCCTTGCAGCCGGCCAGAAAATAACTTGCTTCCAGCCCGGACCTTTTGGACCATCAGTCCCTGCGAACGGAACAATCTATTTAGAAGGCCCACACTTTCAGGAGCCTCACAAATGGTACGGCCAGGGCCAGATGAAGGATGGCCAGCTGGTGAATATTAAATAAGATTCAAACAACTTAAAAAGGAGCAATCATCATGAATAAGCAAAGCTACGAAACTCGGTCTGGTTATTTCTGCAAATGTGGAAAATCAATTAAAATGAACCTCTTTAGTAAGAAAAATAGAAAAGATTTTCTTTGTTACAAGTGCCACAGAATTTCAATCGGAAAGCCAGCTCAGCATGTGCCACGAAGAAAAAGGCTTGATGCAGGACTGCCAGTACATAACTAAATTGATTGCCTAATCACCAGGTCAAAGCCCTTGCAACCATAAGAAGTTTTTGACCTGGTTATGAGTTAGTCAATTTAATAACCTCAACAATGGAGCTAGCCATGAAAGCTAAGCAGCGTAGCAATAAGAACCATTTCACACCGATTGAAACCATTAATATCGAAGCTATTTGCCTTGGTATTCTTTGGACATTCGGTGCAATAGCCACAGTTAGCCTGCTTATCTTCTTTGGAATCCACGAAGTAAAGGAAGTATTCCAACCAATTGTTGATGCTTTGCAAGTTCAGCCAACGATCAAGTAAAAACCATGCTATCTTGCCAAATGTTTAGTTTAGCTGTTCACTTATGAACGTTCATTATAAAAACCAACCAATTGGGAGACTGTAGCAATTATGAAAGGCAAAACAATTCGTTTCTACAACAGATTTGGAACTCATATGGGATGGAAATATCTTGCCAATGTAACATACTTTGAATTGATTAACTGGCTCAAGACTGGCAACACATTAAGATTCCAGAAACAAATCTTGACTAAGCAATCCACCAGTAATGAAATCTTCAAACTTTTGCGGAGGTCATAGCCATGAAAAAACTCTGTCCAGTTTGCAACACTCTCAATGAAGCAGTCGCATTCAATTTAACGGAAAAAGAAATTCATAACATTGCAAAGATTGGCTTGTCCGAACAGCTTTGCAAGACTTGCTATCAGAAGGAACTTGCCACCAGGTTAGAAACAACAAAATCCGAACTCATCCCACTGAATAAAGAGAAAGAAATTACTCAAACTGCTTACCATAAAGCCTATGAAGCCTGGAAAGACGTAGCCAGCATTTATCAAGCTATCGACTATAATCTCAACATGAATAAGCACGCAATCAAAATGAAAGAATCAGTCAAAATTAGGGTACTAAAAACTAGTGAACCAGTCAACATTGAACTCCTTTGTCAGCAGATTCTATCATCCCTAAGTAAAGAACAACAACAGGCGATCATTCAAACCTTTAAAGCAACTCAAACTATTGGTAATTAATCATGAGCAGTCCAATCATAACATTCCGCCTCACCCACCATCAACTTGCTCTCGGCCTGCAAATTGTACGCAGCCTGGAGCCAAATTTCCAACTTACCAGCCTATCGCAACTGGTTAAGATCATCTATACTGATTACCTGGCAAAAATGCCCCTTGATCAAACAGATGAAATAGACCAAGACATTATGCAAGAAATTCAAGTTTTCATCTTCAACCCCAGAAAGAAAGAAATCAACTTAGCATCACTAGCAGATCAAGAGGCTTAACATGAAAAGAATACAAGTAAACAACATTGTTATTTGTAAAACATATTATGCAGTATGTGTTGGTTCAATATCAGTAATACAATTTGAAGAAATAATGATACCTAAAGCTACAGTACATAATTTCAGCACAGGTTTCACTTATGACTGGTATTTGTCTGATATTGGCATTGAATATGAAAATGAATCATATGTAAACAATCTTAATCGAGTATTTGAGACGGAAGAAGAAGCCAGAAACTGGATAAGCACTGAAACATATCAACAGGAGTTATGGCATCATAGAAGCTTTTGTAGCTATATGTAAATTAAACTATTAATAAAGGAACCCAATCATGAGCAAAACTCGTGTAGTTTCAACCAGAATGACTATTGAAGACCTTGCCAAAGCTCGTGACGGCCTACTTGCCAAAGGCATCGATCCAGCTGATTTAACAACAACTAGCCAGCTTATCAAACTTACTTTCTATTACGGAATTATTTATTTATGTCACGATCCAAAATCCCCTCCCAGCCAGGAAGCTACAGACTTTGTAAAGCAGAAATTCAGCCAAACAAAAGTAACCAGAGGAATGGCTTTAACTGATCTGGAGTAAATCAATGAAATTAATTATTAAACTTCTTGCATCTATTATTATTTTAATTCTATTCGGCATTGCAGGAGAAATGGATTATCAACATACCATCTTACAACAAGAACCATTAGTTCAATATTAAAAGAACAACCTTATTAGGAGAATAAATATGTTTGAAGGAAAAAAGATTAAATACTTTAATGGCTATGCTATCTATGATGCAATTGTAATTTCTTGTATAAAAGATATCGGAATCAGTATTGTGCAAGAAAGTAATCAGGAGAAATTTTGTCTTTGCCATAACATGAAAAATTCTCCAAAATTTATACCCGGAAAAGGAGAAATAACTCAAACAAGGAAAACATTTACAAAGATTAGGCAAATGATAATAAATGGTTATGTAGACGGTCCTGCTTTGAATGGATCAAAAAATCCAAGCACAATTAAATGCCCATTTGGAAACTAGTGTCATGAAAAACTTCCCACAATATAAAACTCCAGCTAACTTTCTTTGCCCAGCCTGCAATCAGCCATGCACCATAATTGCCTTAGACGATTCATTTGGCTATTCTGGTACTCATTGCACTTATGGCCAAGCTGGCATTCACTATCCATCTGATTATGGCTCACCTGTAACTGATTGCTGCGAAGCTGATGTACCAGAAGCTGAGATGGATGAACCAGATTATTATGATTATGGAGAATAATTATGTGGAAAAAATTTGGTACATGCAAAGTTTGTGGAAAAGATTAAAGTTAAAAGTACCAAATGTTCTGCCAAAGCATTCAGTAAATAAAACTGTCTGCTCAGGATCAAATCTACCAGGATCAAATCATTGTTATGAAATTATAAAAAAGGATATGAATCATGGTAATGAAATACAAAGGCAAGACTCTGACCACCGAACAAGAAGCGCACGTTAACACAATTCTTGATGGCAACAATTATGCAATCCAGGCCCCACCAGGTTCTGGAAAGACCTTCTTGTTGCTCGCAATGGCGCGCAAAATGTCAGGATATGGACTATCCATCTCATTTAACAAACTACTGGCTCAAGAGGCAGCAACCAAGTTTTCCAGTAACATAATGTGCAAGACCGGCCATGCCTTAGCCTACGGAACCATTGGTTACAAGTACAAAAAGAAGCTCAGCAAATTGACAGGCAAACAACTAGCTGATACTTTCGACATTGGAGAATGGCAGTTATATAATAGTCCAGCCAACAAAGGTTACTTAATTCTCAATACGATCCGTAAGTACTGTTACTCTAGTGACGAAGTTATTCAGTATAAGCATTTGCCTCGACTAACAATCTTGCAAGATACTGACCTGGATATTATGCGTGAAGATTTGGTGCAATACGCAAATCTGGTATTCAACGAAATGGCCGATACAAACAAGCCTATGCCAATTACCCATGATGTTTATCTGAAAATCTGGGCATTAACAAACCCAATCATTAACAAAGACTTCATCTTCTTTGACGAATACCAAGATAGCAACCCAGTCATTGCACAGATTATCAAGAATCAATCTTGCCAAAAGATTTTCGTTGGCGACTGTTTCCAACAAATCTACAGTTGGCGTGGTGCCGTTAATGCACTTCAAGATGACAATCTGGCAAAGCTCTACATCACTAGAAGTTTCCGTTTCGGTGAAAACATTGCAAGTATGACAAACACCATAATTACTGGCTATTATCCATATCAATTCGAGTATGTTCCATTTCATGGTAACGATGATGTTACCTCATCTATCCATTATGAGCCACTTCCAAGCGTAGACGCTATCCTCTGCCGGACAAACAAAGGAATTATTGCAGAAACAATCGAAGCGCTTGGCAAAAATCTTTCTGTCCATATCCTTGGTGGGACTCAACAACTTACATATCTTATCAACTCTATAATTCAACTCAAATTGCAGGGATATTCAAATCATCCAGATCTATTCCTTTTTAAGAACTTTATCGATCTAGTTGAATATTCCAATTCTCCGATGGGCGGAGACATTAAACCCATCCTAAAGTTAATCGAACTCTATGGCAGGGAAAGATTGCTATCTATTTTGGAATCCACTGTGGAAGATCCAAACGAAGCCGACGTTACCATAACTACAGCTCATAAAGCAAAAGGTTTGGAATGGCCTAGAGTGAGACTGGCTAATGATTTTAAAGTTCCATCTGATCAGGGGAATCCCACAACTGAAGAAACCAACATATTATATGTAGCTGCCAGTCGGGCACTTCACCAACTCGATGTAAGCAAATGCGAGGCTTGCTGGCCTCATACTTTTGACAAGGCCCGCAAGGTTGCATATGAACAATGGCAAGTAGATCAAATGAGTAAAAGAGATATTAATACTATGTTTAAAGATGTTGTTGGTAAGCATATCAATGAACTTGAAAATGATGTTAAGTTTTAAGGAGGATCATTAATATGAAAAATATAAGTTTATGGGTGTTTGGTGAAATTGCAGTAATAGGATTAATTTTAGGGTTAATTTTAATTTTTATGTATATGGCAAGTATTCTCAACTCAACTACTTTACAAACACAAGTAATAAATCCAAAAGCAGATGTGGAGTGTGTAGTTGTGAATGCGGCTAGTTCTATTTCTGTTGATTGCTGGAAAAAGTAATATTGAAATTTAATGAGGCCTAACCTATGAACAAACGACAACTAAAGAAAATAATCACCTTATATAAAGAAGGCTTATCTTGTGAAATCTGCCTATCTGTTATGCTTGACCTTATGCGAGGTAAAAGCCCTATTGAGAAAGCAATGGCAATTCATACTTTTTATGAATCAATATTTATGCTAACTAAGAAGGAGGCTTAAAAGGTGATCAAACGCAAATTCTTGCCAGAACTCCTCGGAATGAACCTTTACCAGACTTCTTGCGGCGAATGTTTTTATGCCTGGAATCATAAACATGCCATTAATAAAAGGCCAAACGAACTGATTTATTTTGTTACAGACGTTGGAAAAAGAATATTGATTATTAACAAATAAACTAGAGTAAATATGGATAAAGACAAAATAATAGATTTGACTATTAAGCTCCTTTTTTGGGCTGTTATAATATTCTTTGTAGCTAAAGCCGATTTAGAAAAGAATAAGATGATAGCCGAACTGCAAGAAAGAGCAAATCTTGTGCCTGTCATAACTGTTGATACCCTAGGAATTTGTAAAGTAACTCAAGGAGGCAAAACATACATGCTGATTGATGTTACTAATGAAACGAAAGCACTTGAGGAAGTTAAACAAAACACTGCTACGGAATAGGAGAAATAAATTATGAAAAAGCGATACAATGCACTAGCAATAATTTACATAATCAAAAGACGTATGTTTGAACATTATCAAATAATAAGAATATAAATTAATATCTAACCAAGAGGAGAAATAATGTGCGAAAGATTACTCGAATACTTCATGCTTTTCTTACTCGCTTGCGTAACATTCAGTCTTTTTTTACGCGAAAAAGTAAAAGCTCTTACGATCAGGATAGGAAAATAATGCGAATAGCCAGACTACATATTTGGAGGGTAAAATGAATAACATAAAAAATACTTTAATCTTCCTCGCATCTTTTATAGTTATAGGATTATTTGTCCTTCTTATTGATCAATTGTACCCCACACCTCCGATTGATCAAGCAGTTTTGCAACCGTTTTCTAATAGAAATGTTCTTACCAGTTTGGATAAATAACTTGGCTTTACCTATAGATTGAGTAAGTATTTAAGGATTTTATTAAATAGTAAAAGGTCAAAAAAGTGAAAAGAGTAGTTGACAAAGCACCGGGTTCCGGTTATAGTGGGGGGAACAAATTACGGCAAACGACTATAAACCTTTAGCCCAAAAAAGCCACCCATGAGTAAGCTACTGATAACTGATAAAAGCTTTATAACTGATAAACAAATATACAATGCTTTCCATGAAAAATATATTTGTCTTCCAGATATTGGCCTTTTAATATCTAAGGAAACTTTAACCTTAGTTGGGGCATTAAATGATGATGGTTATATTAAGACTTCATTTAAAGAAAAGAGTTTTGGTGTGCATCAAATAATTTTTTGTATGTTTCATGGATATATTCCAAAAATAATAGATCATATTAATCGCAACAGAGCAGATAATAGAATTGAAAATTTACGAGAAATTTCTGCGACTGGAAATATGATAAATAAAGATGTAAATAAAAAAAAGCCTTTAGGTATTAAAGGAGTTAATTGGGAACGCAATGATAAGCGTTGGAGAGTTACTATTCGTTATAATAATAAATTAGTTCATATTGGAAGCTTTAAAAACTTTTTAAATGCTGTAAGAGCTAGGCATTATGCTGAGCATCAATTTGGATACGATGAATATGATATAGTCAGTGCTGCTCAAAAGTATCTAATGTGGATTGGTAAGTTTTCTTTTAGTACTAATATTAAATTAGAGGAGGAAAATAAATACAATAAAGATTCAATTAAGAATGAATGGGATTTTTTCTTACTAACAAAAAAACAAAAAATTGATAACCTTATTAAAAAGTAGTTTGCACCAAGTCGGGCATGTCGCCCATTCTACAAACCCCTAATTAGGAGAATCAAAAATGAGCATGATCAAAGTAGTTAGCAACCAGGCATCTCGTGAGATTACCGTAACTGAGCCGGCAGTCCTCAACCTCGGAACTATCGAGGAAATGGTACAGGCTCTCGGTGAGGATCTTACCGTGAACATGATCAAGAACCAGCTGAAGGTCAGTTTCCGGGCAGTTATTCGGCGTAAACTTGAAGAGAAAGACGACAATAACGAGTTCAGCAACACTGATGAAGCCATCGTGGCTGAGGATTTCAGCGACTGGAAGCCGACCTTGCGCATTACCAAGACTCCTGAGGAGAAAGCTCTGGAAGCTCTTGGTAATCTGCCTCCGGAAATTCGTGATGCAGTTCTGGCCCAGTTCAACAATCGGTAATCCTAACTCAGTTAATTAACCTTTTACTGCCGGAAACGCATTGGATAGCAAGTCCATGCGCACCATTCGACCTGAATTGACAGGTATCGCCAGCATGACGATGTTGGAATCGGCTTCTTGGTAAAGTTCAACGAGAGGATTTCTCAAATGAATTTTTACGAAAAAATAGACTACAGTGCATTATCTACCTATCTCACGTGTCCACGCAGGTTCTTGTTCCAATATGTAATGAACCTCAAGCCAGCCGGACAATCAATACATCTTGTCTTCGGATCTTGTTGGCATTACGGCCTAGAAGCTACTTACAACATTCTAATTAAAGATTCTTCTCCATCTGTTCTTGATGCAACTGAAACTTCCATCAAAGCATTCCACAAGCTCTGGAAGCTTGATGGCGAACCATTTTGGAAAAACGAGGATGCAATCTTTCCAAAGTCTCCCGGCCATGCCGCAAACATGTACAAAGGCTATTGGGATCGCTTTCTCGTAAGTGATGTAAAAAATCGTTCAATCTTGGCTGTTGAAGCACCATTTTCTATTGACCTATCTACTAAAGGAACAAAGCTGCCAAATTATATAGGCCGCATCGACCTGATCTTTTCCAGCGGTGAAAACGGAATTGATATTCTCGACCACAAAACAGCGAAAGCTATCTACTCTACGACACCACAAACTTTTGAAATGTCATTCCAGTCAGACGGTTATCTAACTGCTGGCAGAATTTTTTATGATAAAATCCCAACCATTACTTATCGAGTGGCTCTTTGTCAGAAAAGCAAAATTGACTTCGTCCCAATTACGATCAACAAACGATCCGCTGCAATAGAACACTTCTTGTCTGATCTTTGTCATTATGCCGATGAGATTCAGCAAAACTTAAACCTACTTGAAGAAGATAAGATTAACTGCCGGGAACGCTCGGATGTGCTGCAATCCTTCCATCGCAATCCAGGCTATGCTTGTACGACATTTAGCTCAGTTTGTCCTTATTACGATCTTTGCAGACTCCGAAATAATCCGTTGCATTGGATGGAAAAAGCACCACAAGGATTTATTCATTCTGAATGGGACCCGGACAAACATGAGGCAAACACGAAGCAGAGGTTAAGTGAAGTCTAAAATTAATTCATTTAAAGGAGTTTTAAATGAACCCACCAAGTTCAGTTACACCAGAAAGTTTTCACAAAACAAAGCTGGCAGCTAAAAAACGTATTTTTGATCTTAAATTTTTACTGACCGGAAACTCAGGTTCTGGAAAAACCCACTTCACAGCCACTTACACTAAAGGCCCACTTCATTATTATCTTTTCGACAAGGGAGGTGAAAAAACTGTTGAAAAAATCATGGGCAGTAGGAACGATATTACTATCGATAATTTCTCAGCCGACTCTTTACTCTTTTCTGATTTTTGGCGGACATTCCAGGAGGATGAAAAAAATGGTTTGTTTCAGTGGCTGAAGGAACAGTCAGGCATGTTAGTCCTTGACTCTTTGACGAATGCTAACAAGAAAGCAATTCATGAAATTGAAAAGAAAAGCGGCATTACTCCAAGTGGCATTGGTAAAAAGATCGACATGAAGATGGGCATGGCGCCTGCTCATTGGGGCCAACTATTGAACTGGATGAGCACTTTGGTAAGTTCACTCCAGGAACTTCCTTGTGCAGTTGCAGTCACTGTCCATTTGCACACGCTTATGAATTCTGATCAAGAAGTAGTGGCAAGATATCCTGCAGTCAACGGTCAGTTCAGGCAGTTATTGGCTGCTGATTTTGATGAAGCATACTTGCTGACTACACAAGGAACGAAACGACAAATCTTCTTTACTGAGAAACTTGCATTTGAAGCAAAGTCACGAGTGTTTGATATGCCAAAGGTTGAAGGAATATCAATGGATCAGCTTGCAAACGCATATTTGGCAGGCAAAACAGTTATTCCACAATCCATCTCAGCTTAATTAAAGGAGTTTTAATTATGAAAATTGGATTCAAACCAAAAACTTACAATGACGTTGTATGCTTTAATGTTGTTGATGATGTTATAAATGCAGATCAATTTATAACTGCCCTTTTTAGTGCTATTTCAGCAGAGTCAGAAAATAATCTTGACTTTGTTGTAACTGTAAATAGTAAAAAGGAGGCTGAAAAGGTCAAAGAAGATTTTTATCAAATAGTTGCAGATGAATTAAATATAACAAGAGAAGAAGCAAAGAAATCAATATTAAATATTCACTATAAAGGAGAAGATAAAACAGAATAAAACTAAAATAAAACAAATTAATCTAAACAAGCCAAACTAACTTTTGATCGAAGAATAGTTCTTTGGTCACGCATCAAAACTATCTAAAGGAGTATTAACTATGTCTATGATTCCTAATCTGTCCGAAATTCCTGACAAAGCACCTGTTGAAGCTGGCGAGTATGACTTGACTATCTCTAAGGTCAAAGAGACCAAGTCTCAGCGCACAGGCAGGTATGGTTGTCAGCTGATTATTAACATCGACGGAGAAGATAACGCTTCAACTATCTTTCACACTCTCTGGTATGGAAATTACAAAGATTATCAGGGCGACGATGAAGAAAAGAATAACTTGATGTGGAGAATGGTAAAAGATTTTCTCCGTGCACTTGGTCTTGATCCAGACCAGGAAACTGACGAATCTGATTTGGTTGGTCTGAACTTTACAGCTGAACTCAGTTTTAATGATGGCATGAGCACAGACGATGATGGTAATCCGATCAAGGTTGGTCAGCCAAGGAATGAAATTGCAAGAGTCGTTTAATAACGGAGCTTTATGATCAAGTTTAATTCGATATTAGAGTCTAGTTACCACTTTCAGTTAGCTAGGTTTGACATTGTCGGAACAATGTCATTCTGAACGAGGCGTTGATGTGACGCCTACAAGATATCGAAAAAGAAAAGCTGGTGGCGAAATGGTAAACGCTAAGACAGATTAAATGAGTAGCGGCGAGCGAAAATTGCCTAGATACCTAATTAACTTCTTGTTATAGGGATGCATACCTAAAAAAAGGTACTTCAAACTCATACAGGTTCGAATCCTGTTCAGCTTTTTAATATTAACTTGTCGTTCAAATATGAACGTAACTTTTTTAAATAGTTTCGCAAGTATTTGAACGACAACTTTTATTTTTATTTATCTTTACTAAGAATTAATCTGCTAAAATATTAATGTTTAGCAAAGATAAATATCTTACAAAGGAGACACATTATGATGGATTTTACTAAAATAACAATTGGTTCAGAAGTTTATTATTCAGTTAGGCCAAATAGAAAAAATACAAATCCAAAACCTCCAGTTAAATGTAAGGTAGTTTATATTTTTAAGGCATTTGAAATTCCAAAAACAGCTAAAGTTATTAAGTATTATGGAGAAATGGTAATTAATCCAAAATATGCTTCTTTGTTTGGGCCAAATAAAAGTGATCGTATTGTATTAAAAAGAGGTAAAAAGGATTTTATAATTATTCCAGTTCATAATAATACTCTTTCCTGGATAGATTTAAAGTTAGTAGAAGCTAATTAAGGAGCTTATCATGACTGACTATGAAAAATATCGTGGTAAATGTAAAGAATTTTCAGAAGAATTAATTAAAAAAGCTCCAAGTCTTAGATTAGTTCGAGGACATTACTATTGTCCGATATGGGGTAAGCAAGAACATTGGTGGTGTGAAGATAAGATTGGAAAGATAATAGATCCAACGAAAGATCAATTTCCGTCAAAAGGAAATGGAGAATATATAGAATTTAATGGAATATGTATTTGTGCTGAATGTGGCACTGAAGTTAAAGAAGAAGATGCTATATTCATGTCAAGGTATCCTGTTTGTTCAGATAGTTGTGCTAGAGCTTTAGTTGGATTATAATAGAGAGGCTACCTATGAATCATGAAGAACTCATAAAAGAAATCTCCCAGGCAAACATGGCTTATGCTTCCGGCATACCATTCATGACAGACAGCGAATATGATCTGTTATGGCAACAGCTTTATGCTATTGATCCACATAATAATATCCTCTACCATACCGCACAAGGCCGAGCTGCTCTTACTGGCAAAACCTGGCACAAGCATCCAATCTACGGAACAAACAAAGCATTTAACATGCTTGACCTTAAACCATTCCTTACAAGATTTGGTAGCTATGTTCTTCGGATTGAGCCCAAATACGATGGATGTGCAGCAGTTATAACACTCACAGACTCTGGAGTAAACATTACTCTTGAAGGCGACGGTAGATGTGGACGAGACATAACTCATTTAATGCCATACATCACGTTTCCATTTCAGCTGAGACATTTTCAACCAGTCGAAATACTTATCCCATTAGCTGATTGGAATCCAGATTATGGAGCAAATCCAAGAAATGTAGTTGCTGGCTGGCTAGATCGCAAATATGATAAACCTTCTGCCCTGATGACAGCAATCCCCCATAATCATGGCAACCTATTTGAAGAATATACCTACTCCGGTAGCTTAGAAGCTATGGGAGATTTTCTACTTGATACATACAATAAATGGTCAAAGATCTATCCGATGGATGGTTTGATGATCAAGGTTGCAGACGAGAAAGTTCGGTTGGTCGCCGGTAATAATGGCCAGACCAATAACTGGTCAATCGCTTGGAAACCTCCTATCCAAGTTAAAGAAACAAAAGTTGTTAATATTGAATGGAATATCTCACGACTCGGCAAAGCAATTCCAACAGTTGTCTATGAACCGATTGAACTTTGTGGCACGACTAATAATCGCGTAACAGGCAATAATGCAAAATGGATTGATGAACGTTGGATTATGCCAGGATCAGTCATTTCTGTTGGCAAGGCAGGCGAGATAATTCCAAAAATTTTATCTGTTAAAAACATTGAAAATTATAAAAATTTACTTCCTATTCACTGTCCAAAGTGTACTGAAATTCTCCAGTGGGAGGGAGTACATCTTGTTTGTAATGGAGGCAATTGCATAGCTAAACTCATCGTATCAATTGCTTACTTCTACTCTCAAAAGGGAATAAAAATCGACGGTGTAGGCGAAGGCATTATAGAAAAGCTACTCCAGAGTGAAAAATGTTATTCAGTATTATCAACTAAGCCTTGGGCACTCTTAGATCCTCTTAGCTACAATCTTGTGCCAGACATTATAAATACAATTGGAGTAACAATTTATAGTAACATCGCTGAACAAGTATTTTCAATGAATAATCAATGCACAATGGCCCATTTTGTAGCAGGATTAGGATTGCCCGGACTTGCATATAAGTCCTCTTTGCGGCTTTGCCAATATTTAAAAACCGGTCAAATTAACATTCACATAACTGATAATGCCAAACGCAGCTTTATTGAAGCAGCTACTATTTATACTGAAGCAATTAAGGAAATGAAAAACTTCTCTTTCGCCCCATTACCAAGTGAGGCGAAAGCGATTTATTGCATTACCGGATCGTTAAGCCAATCCAGGGAAGTTATGATAGAAATTTTGAACGGTTATGGATATGAATTTTCATCTGGAGTAACGAGGGAAACAAATTATTTAGTCGTCGGTATTGATCCAGGCAGAACTAAGATAGAAAAGGCAACTCGTTACAACATACCTCAGATAACTGAGGAACAACTTTTTAACCTTTTACGGTGAACAAAATGCTCAAAGAAGAATGTAAAGTAACTGCACGAATAGACAAAGACTTGTACGAACAAGTCCAGGAACACTTCCATCATGGGCAGCAAACAAAACTGTTCAGGCAAATATTCCTTTCGTTGAAAAGCATCATTAATGGTGGAAAGCTGAATGAAGTTCTTGATTATATGTACAAGGGAAAGGCATTAACTTTGCCTGGCATTGAGGAATAGTCATGACCTTTAATGAATATCAAGCCTTGGCAAATTCAACCGACATTTATCCACCAGATAAAGCTCTTGATTGCCATATTCTTGGCCTTGCCAATGAGGCTGGTGAAGTAGCAGGCAAGCTCAAAAAGATTTATCGTGACAAAGATGGTGTTATTTCACCAACTGATGTACTTGAAATATCTAAAGAGCTTGAAGATGTTTTGTGGTATCTATCTTGTACAGCTTACGACCTCGAAATAACACTTGAAGATATAGCAATAATGAATATTAACAAACTTGCTGATCGTAAAGAACGCAATAAGCTAGGTGGTTCTGGAGATCATAGATAAGGAGATTTCTTTATGCCACTAATGGATCGTATTTACTGCCGATCATTCTTAGAAATGTCATATCCAGAGCAAGCCAGATTAATTGAACGCGTTCGGACTATGCGAACATCTGCGATGAATGCAGCACTTGTTAAGTCTCAGAAGATCACAAAGTCTGCAATGAAGAATATTTCTAAGAACTCTGGAACAAAGCGCGGCAAGAAGATGCTGGCTGATCCTACAAAGAATGCAACAGACTTGCTTGGCAAACTTTCAGCAGATCAAATAGAGTTAATCAAAAGGCAGTTTCAAAATTTAAATTAGGTTAAAGCTATGCAATTATTTCAGATAGAAGAAAGAAACATTTCCGACATAATCATCAAAGATCGCGCACGATCAGCTGTAGGCGACATCTCCAGTCTAGCCGATTCAATCTCAATGGTCGGCCAACTTCATGCGATCCTCATAGATTCGAACAATGTCTTAATCGATGGTCTTCATCGTATCGAAGCCTTTAAAAAGCTTGGGCGAGAAACAATTGAGGTTCGAGTCTTTGACGGCATTACTGAGGATGATCATTTCTTGATCGAACTTCTTAGTAATATGGACCGTAAGGAATTTCTATGGCATGAGGAAATAGACCTCAAGTATAAGCTGCATAACTATTGGGTAGATGCTGCAGGCAAGGAAGGCAAATCTTGGGGCTATCGCGAAACTGCCAAACGGCTCAAATGCAGTCTCGGAGGTCTATCTACTGACCTTGCCTTCGCAGAAGCTCTTAAAGTCTTTCCGATCCTTAAAGAACAGTCTACTAAAGGTCGAGCTAAAGAAGCATACAAAGCTCTTGGTGAGCAAGCTAAGGCGCTTCAGCGAATGGGAAGCTTTACCGATGCTGAAAAAGGGCGTTTAGTTGCGTTACAGAACGGAACCATGACAGCCCCAATAAAAAATACTGTAACTCAAAATGTATTTGAGAAAACCAAGCAAGCTAAGGAAAGACTTACCGAGTTTGACGAAGATGATGAAGATCTTAACGATGAACAAGAACCAATCAGATCTAACATCCAAGTAATTTATGTAGCCGAAAACTACAAGACTTTTCTCGATAAGATTCCAAGCAATTCTGTAGGAATGGTAGAACTTGATCCACCATATGCAATTGATTTCAATGACAACTATGGCAAGACAAACAAGATCGAATGTAAAGCCCAAGATTGGGATGAAAAAGAACTTTATGACTTCTACTTCAATTATCTCCCGTTAGTCTATGAGAAAATGCTTGACTGTAGTTGGGCTTTAGTCTGGACAGGCAAAGAACATTTTATTCAGATCAACAATATTGCAAGGGAAATCGGATTTGGTGTTCAGTCTCCTGGATCATGGAACAAAGTTGGTGGCAGTACCAATAAGCCGAAGACAAATATGGTGAGCAATTGGGAAATGTTCCTCTTGCTGCGTAAGGGAAATGCACAGTTCAATACTCCTAGCTTATCATCTTCAATTAACATAAGTACAGTCAGCTCAAGTCAACGCATCCATCAATGGGAAAAGCCTATAGAGCTTTATGATCATTTCTTAAAAGCATTAGGTAAACCTGGAACTTTATTTATGAGCCTGTTTGCTGGTTCTGGCAATTGCTTGATTAGTGCAGCCAAAGAAAAAATGATGCCCGTTGGATGTGATAAGAGCCAGAAATATATTCCAGAATTTTACCAGAGGCTTGAGAATTATCTGGGAATAACTGCTGACGTAGAGGGACTTTAACTATGCTCTCTAAAGATGATAAAGATTGGCTTGAAAATAAATGTGGTAAAGTTGATAGACCATTACTTTATGCAATGCTTATAATTATATTAATTAGCTCTTTTGATAATTTTGAGAGTGTAATAATTAAAATAATAAATAATATGAAACCTCCAATAACAATGGAAATAAAGTAATGACTAAGTATAAAGTAGGCCAACTATCTGAACAGAAAGCTCCCATCACGCCTGGTTCCAACTGTTGCCTACACAAAAACATCGTGCCACTCGAAATAGGTTTTGCCTCCAAGAGCTGGCCGAACGGCTATAAAAATGAGCCAAACTATAACTTTGCTATCAATATCATCAGCGCAAATGTTATCCGGGTTCGTTCTTATCTTTGCTTAGATTGCAAACAGGAAATTAAAGCTCCGAACCCAGGAGCATTGACTAAAGATAGGATATAAAAAATGAAATTAAGAATTTTAAGAAAATATTCTAAACAATTAGATTGTCATCTTATGGATGTTAGGTATGGTGGACCAAATCCAATGAAAATAGTAAATTATGATACATTACAATATTTTAATGAAGCAACTTCTGAATGGATAGATGTTCCTATAATAGAAGAAAAAGAATTAAATTAAAAGGAACTAGCAATGATAATTCCTAGCATATCAACTACAGCAACTCCGCAGAAAGAAGGTTCTTTCGATTGCTTGGCTGTAGAGTGCGCTCCAACTGACAACATACTTACGGCTGAAATCGCAATGGTTGGCGAAGCTCCAGGCGAAATAGAAGTCCTGAAGAATGAACCTTTCGTAGGTCCGACAGGATCTCAGCTTAATCGCATCTGTGCAGCAGTCAGACTCGCAAGATATAAAATCTATCTCACTAATGCTTGCAAAGCTAAGTTACCTAAAAACAATACTGCTGTATTATGGACTGATAAAGGCTACCGCCATCCAGACTGGAGCAAATTGCAAGCTGCCCTAATCGATGAACTTGCTCAATTTCCAGGCAAAGTAATAATGTTACTCGGCGCTACTCCAATGAGATTATTGTTGGACGAGCCTAAGTTCGATTCAATCACAAAATATCGCGGTTCTTTCTACCATGCTGAAGACTTCCCACATTTGAAAGACAAACTTGCAGGTAAGATAATCGGTTTGTCTTATCATCCATCTTTCACCCTCCCATACGGTCAGCCTATCCACTTCTACACGATGATCGCAGACTTTACAAAGGCCCTGCGAATCATTGAAGATCCAGAATTGCTTGTTGACAATGTGGAAATAAAAATCAAGCCTAGCTTTGAAGAAATCATGCAGTTCTACGCCTTGATTAAGACAAAGGAATATGTAGCATTTGACATCGAGGCTACGCCAGAATTTATTACCTGTTACTCATTGGCAGTCTATCACGATAACAAGATTCTCTCCATGTCTGTTCCTCTAATGAACAACCAAGGCAACTATTGGGCAACAGCAGAAGAGATAAAAATCTGGATTGGACTAGCTGAAATACTTAACAACGAAGCTATCGGCAAGATTTGTCAAAATGGAATGTTCGACATCATGTTTACTTTTCGTACCATGATGATTAAAACAGATAACTTTTATTTTGATACAATGCTTGCGCAACACATATGCTATACAGAACTTCCAAAGGGACTTGATTATTTAACTTCAACATACACCTACTATCCATATTACAAAGATGAAGGTAAGCAATCACATCTTAAGGCTATCAAAAACTGGCCACAATACTGGACTTATAATGCCAAAGACTCAGCCTACTTATTGCCAATAACTGAAAAGCTCCTTGAAGAGTTGGGTGAATTCGATTCTATGGACGCTATGGATTATACAATGAACCTCCATAAGCCTCTTATGGAAATGGAATTCAATGGCATCCTGACTGATACAGACGGAATCGAGAAGATCAAATCTGATTATGAAGTCAAACTGATTGAGCTTCAAGCAGAGTTGAATAAGCTCGCAGGTAAGGAGATTAATCCAGGTTCAGCGAAACAAATGGTTGCATACTTCTATGGCACTTGTATGATCAAGCCATATGTGAATCGCAAAACTGGATCAGTCACATGCGATACTGTAGCCCTCCACAGAATTGCAAAGAAAGATATTAAAGGATCTGAAGAAGCTAGAATCATCATAAAGATTCGTAAGTATCAAAAGATGGTATCTACATACTTTAATATCCAGGTCGATGATGATAAGCGTCTCCGATGTAACCATAAAATCTCTGGAACAGTCTCAGGCAGGATTGCTACTGAAAAGACTTATTTTGGTACCGGGTCAAACTTGCAGAATCAGCCGTATGTTTTCAAATATTATCTCATTGCTGATGAAGATTGGATTCTCTGCGAATGTGATCTTGCAAAGGCTGAAGCTCATGTAGTTGCATACCTAACTCAAGATGCCAACATGATTCAGTCGTTTGAATCAGGAATTGATGTGCATAGTTTTAATGCAAGCAAGATATTTAATGTTCCGATTGAAGAAGTAATTCATGAGGCGAAGACTAAAAAGGCTGATCAGAAATCTACTATGCGTTACATGGGCAAGAAAGTAGTCCACGCATCCAATTATGCAATGGGGCCACAGACATTCTCTGACAACCTTGCAGCTGAGGAAATTTTCAAATCTCAATCAGAATGTAAGCGATTGCTTGATAGTTATTCTGACCGCTTTCCTGGGCTGAAACGCTGGCATAGATCAATCGAAGAAGAGGTTCAAAAGAATCGTGTTCTCTACAACTTGTTCGGCCGGCCTCGTAGGTTCTTAGGTGAAATGAATGCAGCATTATTCAGGAATGCTTATAGCTATAAACCTCAATCAACAGTAGCAGAATTGTTAAATCGTGGAATGATAAAAGTAGTAAATGATCCCAGGCTAGGCAAAGATGGATTCGACATTCGCTGCATGACAACTGTTCATGATTCGTTCGTGTTTCGGTTTCACAAAAGCCAAATTTCAAACCTGCCTCAGATTCTTCTTATCATTAAAGATCATCTAACACACACATTTACTTACAAAGGTAAAAGTTTCACCATCGGTTTGGATGCTAAGATCGGTACCCAATGGGCTGGTAACACGGCTGAAATCAGTAAGTTTACTCAAGAAGAATGTGATAAAGCTATTGAGAAGATAGGTTTTTAATTAAGAGATAATAAAATGGGAAAGCCCATTCAACCATCGTATGTTGCTATTCAAGGAACCTTTTCATGTCGAGGCAATTAGATAATTGGTTATCACACTACATGAAGTACACACAGCGAACAGAGCCACCAGAACTTTATCATCTTTGGAGCGGACTAACTGCTATTAGCTCTGCCTTGCGAAGAAAGTGCTATTGTAACTGGGGAGCACTTCGTGGTCATGTTTATCCAAACTTATTCGTTTCCCTAGTCGGACCTCCAGGCGGACGGAAAGGCACAGCCATGAAAATTGCAAAGAGCTTTGTTCAGAAACTAGACGTTAATATCGGAGCAGATTCGCTAGGCTCCACCCAGGCGTTGTATAAAGAACTCATGGACAGCGAAGATACTTATGTTGACCATGCTGGATTTACTCGCAAACATAAGAGCGTATCAATCTGGTCAGAAGAATTTCAAGTCTTTTTGAACGACAGAGACCAAATGCTTCTCGCATCCCTGACTGACCTGTTTGATTGTGCAGATACTTGGAAGTATAAAACCTTAGCCAGGAAGACTGAAGACATATCCAATTGTTGGCTAACGCTTTTTGGTTGCATAACTCCTAGTCTTTTGCAATCTAAGCTGAGTCAAGACGCAGTTGGTGGTGGATTGATCTCTCGAATCATTTTCGTAGTTGGCCAAGGCCCCAAGCAAAGAAGAGCCTTGCAGTTCTTGACTGAAGAAGAAGAAAGTACACAGAAAATGTTAGAAAACGACTTACAAGAAATTGCAAACCTATCAGGACAGTTCACCCTCAGTAAGGATTTTCTCAAAACTTATGTTCGTTGGTATGAGCAAGATTATGACGAGTCAGGTGTGCCAAGCGAGAGGTTTCTTGGCTATAATCATAGAAGACCGCTTCATTTGAATAAGGTCTGTATGCTTGTATGTGCTGCCGAGTCTGACAACATGATCATTACGGCTGAACATTTCGAGCAAGCACTAGCAATAATGCAAGCAACAGAACTTGAGATGCCAAACGCTTTTTATGGACTTGGTTTGTCCAGTCAGGCTAACATCTATGCAAAGATACTTTCATTCATTGATAGTCACGAATCTTTTGAATGGACAGAACTGGTTAGAAACTTTCACCTAGATGTAGATAACATACCTCAGCTACGAGGCTATGTTGAAATGGCTGAACAATCGGGGATACTCAAAGCCGAGAATTCTGCTACTACTTGTATGTATACTACCATTCGGAAGAAACAAAAGCTTCGTGATCCAACGTATCTTGATAGAACAATATTTAGATTGATGGACAGGAATGTTATTAAAAATCAAATGGAGAAAAACTAAATGACACCAGCTACTAAAGTACTATTCTTTGACACTGAAACAAGTGACTTCATTAAAAAAGCTCTGCCTGCCAACGATCCAGAACAGGCCTGGACAGTACAAATCGGAGCAATTCTTGCCAGCCAAGAAGAAGAATTTGATCAAATGAATGTCATCATCAAAAGTAATGGCCGGTCAATGAATTATTATGCCCAAGAAGTGCATGGCATCACCATTGAGCGAGCAGACCAAGAAGGGATAGACGAACTAATTGCTGCTGAACAGTTTGGTTTAATGCTTCGACAGGCAGACTTGGTCGTATGCCATAACTTTGAATTTGATTGGAACTACGTTTATCAGATGATGGAACGCAACTTTGAAGAGCTATCAGATCTGGCGAGAAGTGCCTTCTATCTTGACCTTCCAAATCATTGTACCATGCGCGATAAGAATGTCGTCAAAATGTGTGGCTTGAAAAACAAGGCTGGCAGACCAAAATGGCCAAAGCTAACCGAGTTGCATGAGCACTTATTTGGTGAATGCTTCGATGGAGCGCATGATGCTTATGCAGATATCAGCGCAACTAAAAGATGCTTTTTTGAATTGGTGACTAGAGGAATTGTTATTCCGAACTTAGAGGATTGAAATGATTATGGATAAAAATATAATGTTATCTTACTTGAGAAACCCATACGGTATTGATGAACTTGAATTACGTACAGCAAGGTTACAAGCTGCCAACGAGCTTGAAAGGCTTTATAAGATTGAAAAAGGATTGAAAGATATTGTATCAAAAATAGAAAAACATAATAATGGAGCTTAACTATGCAAATTGATCCTTGTCCATCAGAAGATGATTACGAATCTGGTCCTTCATTACGAGCATCAGAATGGCAAAACTTTGCTACTAGAGTCTTTAATCATATTGAATCCTACACTGTTCCGCAATACGGAGATAAAGGACACGATCAATGTTCAGAATTTAGCGAAGCTGATTTCATCACCCAAATGAAAAAGTATCTAAATAGGTATGGAAAGAACTCTAGAGAAGGTCAACAGAGACTTGACTTGCTAAAGATTGCACATTATGCAGGGATGCTTTATACAAAATTAGCTGAAGAAACTCAAGAGCTTGATAAAATAATCATGCATGAATAAGGATATTTATGGAAATCCAAAAATTCATAATCACTATCCAGTGGGGAAAGGGCCTCCATTATGTTGCATCTACTTGTAATACTGAAAAACATGCATCAGAATTAGTTGCTTTCCATACTGAAAAATGTGATAAATTAAAACTTAAAACCAGCCGCGGAGCTAAAGCAACTGTGCGATCCTGGCAATTAGTAACAGAGTCTAAGTGAATAAATTTATGAAAAAATTAACTGAACTAGATTTACAAAATGCTCTAGATGAATGCGAATTATTACAGTTCAAATCTCATGGAGATTGGCTGGCTGGCATGATTAAGAGATTGAATGCTACGCTTGGACTTATAACAGAAAAGAAAATTGTTAAAAGTTTTCCGGCACTGGCAAAACAAACTGTGATTAAAACTGGCAATTCTATTGATCCAGAAGTTCCATGCAAGAGTTGAAGTGATTAACTACACCTGGAGGGTGTAATAAAAATGACTACGTTCAAATCTACAGTGCTGCAAAAACTCCAAACTTATTTACTTTCTCGGGAAGCAGAACCAACTAGAGATGCAGCCAACGTAATAATTCCTAATGGAGTTACAGCAGCAGCTACTATTCAGGCAATTAAAGATTGTATTAAAATAGTGGAGGGAACAAATAATGAAAGCACATCTTAAAACACTTGATAGAGCACATATTAATGCGCCATTGCTTCGAGAATTTCTTACTAAAGAGCTAACTGGTGCTAGCATAATTGCTATTGAGGAAAAGATTAAGCAACTCTATAGTCAGATACGAGTTTTAGCTGATATAAAAGTACATCTAATGAATGGCTCAAAAGACTGTACAATTGATCTCAGAGAAGCTTTACATAATGATTTGATATCAGCCTTAGCTCATGAAGATGGAGAATGAGAATATGAAAATAACTGTAACCAAAATCACTAATTTATCAGATGCTCATTTAGCTATTGAATCTACAATGCGATCTGGATTTACTGCTAAATGTTCACTTGATCAGTTATATAGATGGGAACATAGTCCAAGTAGAACGCAGTTATTTTGGATACACATGATGAATATTCCAACAAAAGTTAGTGTTCATCTTGTTCGTCATGCAGCAGTAGGGCAGCAACATTTTGTCATGAGTAACAGATCAGATCGTGGAGGGGCTGGTGATGACCAAGTCACACGAAACTCTCCAGTTAATCATCGCATGTTACTTAATGCCCAGCATTTGATTGATATGAGTAGAAAGAGATTATGTTATCAGGCGAGTAAAGAAACACGTAATGTAATGCTGGAAATTCAAAAAGCAGTAGAAGGGATTGATTCAGTTCTTGCTAATTATATGGTACCAAATTGTGTTTATCGTGGTGGCTATTGCTGTGAGCCAAAACCATGTGGGCAATATAACATTAAACGATATGATCCTACAGCTATAACTAAAAAGATAAGTATAAAAGATCAAGAAAGTAAAATTCATAGGTGCAAAAAGCATCATAAAGATTTTACTGGTAGCATTTGTCCTGAATGTGACGATGAGAATAGTGATAACTTAGTTGCGTATCACGAAGGATGAAAGAGGTATATTTTATGGCAAATATTGTATGTATGCAAGATGGGAATGGTAATGTTTATGCTACATATATGAAAGAAGAAAGCATAAATAAATTAAATAAAGTAACTGAGAAGAAAGAAATTACTTTAAAAGAATTAAGAAAGATGTTTATTTATAATCCTGAAACGGGTGATTTAATATATCGTGATCCTCCAAGAAAGAAAAAAATTTATTTTCCTAATGCCGATGGAAAAGCTGGATATGCTAATTCTAAAGGTTATAAACATGTTTCTATTAGAGGAAAAGTATACTCAGTACATAGATTAATATGGTATATTTATTATGGTAAGAAACCAAATAAAGATATTGATCATATTAATAGAAATCCATCTGACAATAGAATAATAAATCTTAGACTTGTTACTAAACAACAAAACTGTTTAAATAGAAGTATAAGTAAAAATAATATTTCAGGTGTTACTGGAGTTAGTTGGAATAAACAAATAAATAAATGGCAGGCAGGAATTACTATTAATAAAAAATATATATTATTAGGAGTATTCTTAAATTTTGAAGATGCTGTAAAAGCTAGAAAATCTGCTGAAGATTTTGCAGGCATAACAAAATTTAAATTTCATTTAAACAAAGTATAAACAAAGTATAAACAAGAAAGCCAGAACCTACGATAACTTGTAAGTTCTGGCAATCTTTTTATTGCACCGTATTTGTTACTTCAAAATATCTTTTCAATATCACCTCTCGTTGCTGTTGCAACTGTCCAAGCCTTTCACGAACATTTGTTGTCTGATCAATCTTTTTCAACTTATTAATTACTGCCTGGTTCCGATTTAGTGCGGATTGAAAATTTTCATGCACTTTCATTTGTTTGAATCCATCCAGGTTTGAATTCAAGAAAGTTCGCTTGTCTTCCGAGTTTTCAAGTTGCTTCTTGAATATGTCTACTTCCTTGCTGCCCTTTCCAAACTCTTGTTCGTTGCTAGACTTTTTGTAATCCTCACCTCGTCCGTAATGCCAATAGTAGAGTTTGCCTGCAATCGGAATGGACTCTACAATTCTGGCATGATCAAAATCTATTGTATCTCCCGTAATGTAAGCTCCATACAATTGGTTAAGATCCTTACTTATGGAATTTACAAATCTGAATGGTGGCAAAATTTGTCCTATTAATCCAGATCCTAGCCCCTCTCTAGTAGTCTGCATCCTTACAAACTTTGATGCTCCACCCATAGTTAGAAAGTTTTCAATCACGTTGTCTTCAAACTTAGTTTCTTTTCCCAACATCCAATCCTTCAATTCATCCGCTCCAGCATTAGCAAGTGTCAGTAAACTCACCAGCTTGATCATGTTACCAATTCCTTCAATAACCTGATCCCGTTCGCCAGTCTTAATTTTGTGCCAGGCTTCATTTCGGAAAACATCAAACTGTTTGAGTGTGTATGTCTTGAGCATATAAAATACTCGACCATTTCCACTCTTTAGGTATTGCTCTGACATTTCAGAAAGCGCCACAGGCTGGAAGTCAAGCAATCTATGATACAACAACATCTTTACATTGTCTGTTGGATTGTTTGCAAGCAAATCATTTATTACACTCTCAGACTGTGTACCAAATATTGGCTTGATTTCCTTCAATAATGTTTGCCGTCTATCCTCAGTGCTGGCCATAGCTTTGTAGTTACTAAATGCATTGTTGATCAATGTCTCCTTGCCTATCGAATCAATTCTTTCAAGTCCGACTTTTTTAAATACCCAACTTACTGCATTTCCTAACGTAGTTCCATCTGCAAATTCCTGGGCTATCCTTTCAATCCCGAGGTCTTCCTTAGTTATTTCAGACTTCTTAGTTATGGCCTTACCAACATTCTTAATCGTATCAGCAAGTCCACGTGGTGTCCATACTTTGCCAACATACATCGCCCAAGCCAAATCACCAATCTGAGTCAGCGCAGATATAGGCGAACCCATCACGTCGATGTATGACATATTTTTGTATGCATTAACTATTCCTGTAGCTCCATGTTCGTGGAATCTAGCATCAAGAATATCCCTAACTACTTTTTCATCATCTGCTTGGATTCTACCAGACATTCGCAAGTCATTAATATATGTTCCAATATTCTCAGTGTAATCTCTTTGCAGTTTGTACTTATCCAATTCTTGTTCAATTCGCAAGAGGTCGCCAGAAACATCTTCTATGCGTGCAGTATTGTTGGATTTTTCATACTCTGTGAGCATTACCTGCTTTCGTTTCTTCTCAGTCTTCAGGGTTGCTATTCTTTCTGGAACCTTACCAAAGAAACGTCTTGCTTCTATTTTCTTCGTCATACTATAGATGTATTGCATCAATGCTGCATCACTATCCATGTAGAACTTATTCAATTCTGGTGGAACAGTTTCATATTGCCTGGCTTGAATGTTTCCTGGTCCACCAAGTCCTAGGTTCCTGCCAAGTATTGTGTTGCTTGCAATATCTGCTGCCTGTTCAGGATATTCAATCTCAAACTTTTCAACTGTCATACCCAGTTTGTCTGCATAAACTTTGATTGCATCAGTAATAACTGGGCGTTGAGAAATTCCTTTAGTTGCCTGCAAGAAGCCTTCTTGATCCTTGATTATGCGAGGCCAGTATTCTTCGATAAAACCTACGTCGTAACCAACATCAATTGCATCCTGACGAATTTGATCCAAGACTGATCGTAACTTTTCTTGATCAGCAGCCATGTTGTACTTTGCTGCAATCTCTTTTATCTTAACCTCGTCTGAATTTCTCCTCGCTGCATCCCAAACAAATTTGTCTTGCGGACTCATTTGCTTAGTCTTCTCAAGGAGTGGATGTGCAATTCGTAATGCAGTTACAATCTTTTGGGCTGTCCGAAAGTCGAGGTTTCTAATCTCTGAACGGAGCATTGGATCTACATTCTTAAGTCTAGTTGATATAGACCCCAATCCCTTGTCGAGGAGTTGCTTAATTTCATGTCCACGCATACGAAGAGTCTGGCCGATTGTACGGACCAAACTATTTCGTTCGCTGAACATTTGATGATAAACATCATCGCTAATCTTCTGAACTGGGGCTTCACGAACCTCGAACATAGGCATACCTTCACGGAGTGCCTCAGCTTGGCGCTCATAAAGCTTTCCGCTTTCTACTTCACGAGCTAAACCAGAAACAGTCTGCTTACCAAAGCTTAATAACTGCTGGAAGAAGTCCATTACTCGTTGAATCACTTTACCAAACGCAGTGTTTCTGTATTCTGCTCTGTTGACCATAATCTGCGCGAACATGTTCGCACGATTTTCAACCATCCTCTGCTTCGTATCTTTGTGAGTACTCAGAGCAAAATCAAGCTTACCTGCTTTGCGAAGTTTATTAAACTCCTTATTCAATGCACTATCATCAGCTTCTGTAATCAGCCCAAGATTGTCAAGGACATGCTTGTTCTCATGCCAAAGAGTCTTGTTGTCTGCAAAGTTTTCATCAAGAAGAATCTCATTTCCAATCGTAATGCCAAGAATTTTTCCATCCTTTGACATCTGCCCAGTTTCAATTGCTAACTTAACAAGACCTTGACCAGCTCCTTGAATACTATTAATTGTTAAACCTTGACCATTCTTAAATCTAACTGATATTGTTCCATCAGTAGATTGATTTATTTCTTGTACTGGAAAAGCTAGTTTAATATCAGCAAAATTTACTTTACCTAAGGCTTCTTGATTTTCAGTTGTTTGAAACTGTGAATTAAAATCTTTTCCTGCAGCATCTCTACTAACAGGAAAAGCTACTTGATTTTTTCCATTTTGACTTATTAATGTTGTGGGCCAAGAATCTTTATAATCAAATTTATTTGGATTATTTTGTTCACTCCAACGAATAGAAGTTGCTCTAAAATCTACAGGAATTGTTTTATATCCTAATGCTTTTAAAGCTCTTGCTCTATGTCTACCTTCATGCCCAATAACTTTTGGATTATTTATATCATCAGTATTAATTAAGAGATATGGAACATCACTAAATTTAGTTCCATTTTGAATAAGTTCTTGAATACCATCTGCTTTATCTTCACTCTGGCCTTCTTCAGCGAGTAAAAGAAAATCATCAATTGACATACTAATCAATTTAGATCTAGACTTAAATCCTGTTGTACTTTTATCTTTAATTACTTTTTGATCAAAAAGTTTTTCAACTGCTTGCTCTTCACCTACCTGAAACTGTGGAGCACTACCTACTTGCCGTTCATTAGTGAACCTACTCTGCAAACCTCCAGGCAAGTTTCTAGGAACCTCAGTTTCAACTGATTGCCTATTTGATGTCGGAATATCTCCGAGATCTTTAGCAATTTGTTGAAACCATGCTTGACGTTTGTTCTGCTTAGCTAAAGACGTAACAACATTTTGTTTTGCTCCAGCTTGTGCTGCTGTATCACTTTTGACATTACCTTCAATATTAGCAAGCTGTGTCTCAAAGAACTTCTTCCGCATGAACGCTTCTGTTCCAGGAGTCATTTCTTCTCGGCGAAGAGTTAGTTCCTTCTTAATGCTTTGCCAATAATTTTCAATAATAGCCTGCTCTGGAGGAGTAAACCTTTCACCAATCTTTCTTATATAATTTGCATAATCTTCAATCTGTTTTAAATTATTTTCTTCAAGCGGTTTAAGTGTTTGCTGTTCAGAATCTAATGTTTGTTGATCAGATTTGAGCTTAATTAAACCATTTGCATAATTAGCCATTTCTACAGGCAATAAATTATTAGCCTCAAAATTTTGAAAAGATTCAGCAGCATCTTTTTCTATACCAACCTTCTCTCCTACATTTACTGTCCCAAAAAGTTCTTCAAGATATTTCTGCCTACCATCTCTAGTAGTGTATGGAGCAAAAGCCTTCTTAACCTCAGGCGTTTCTTTATCAAGTAACTCATTACGCCTTTTGTTCAATGTAATAAGTTTATCTTCAATTACTTTTCTTTCTTCTACACTAGGTGAAGTTTTAGCATCTAATGCATATGGATCAAACTTTTTATTATATTGTTCAGAGAGAGTTGTAATCTCATTATCAATATTTGTAATCCTTTCATTAAGCTGGCTTGCATCAGCAATTCTCTTCTCAGCTAACTTATTTTCAATTTCTTTTACTTCCTTCTCTTCAGGAGAAAGAGCTTCATATTCCTTCTTAGCAAGTTCTTCTTTCTTCTGTATTCCAGAATTAATTCGATCTAAAAGGTTCTGACTATTTTTATTATCTTCAATAGTCTTCCTAATCAATTCAGCCGGATCAACATTTAACTCTCTGGCCTTCTGATCAAGTTTATAAGGATCATCAAGAATTTCTTTATTTAAATTAAGAGTTTCATTTAAAGTTTGAATACTCTTAGCAAGTTCATCTTCTTTCAAATTAAGAATATTCGCCGCTCTTCTGTCAAGCTCAATCTCTGCATCAGTCTTTCCAGGTCCAGGATCTTTTGCTTGTGTAGAGAAGCCTGCATTAACTGCTGCACCAGCCCCACCGCCTACAGCACCAGCGGCCATGCTTTCAATAATGCGTTCAATATTATCAGCAGTCAGTAACTTCTCATCTGTATTTGCTACAGTATTAAGAACACTAAGCAGCTCTTGCCCACCTTCCTGCAGGGCTTCTTGAGGAATGTTTGTAAGCAATTCCTTTGCAGATTTTTTAACCATTCCAGTAGAACCCTTACTCAGAGCATCTACAAATGTATCTACTAACTTACTATTACCACCAGCAAACTCTAGTGATGTTGCCAAAGCACCAAACAGTAAGGCAGTCTCAGGAGCATCAATGCCTTTTTCTTGTAACAACTCTGCATACATTCCACCAGACTCAAGTGGCATCACTGATCCAGCAATACCAACCTTGCCACCAAACTTCTTCAGTGCCTGGCCAGTAAGTTGCTTTCTTACTTGATTTTCTGTTAAGTCACCAATTCCACGTTTAACTGACTGCTTAATAGCTTCATCAATTCCTTTCTTAAGCAAAGTTCTGCCTGCCAAACCACCAACAACAGTACCTGGACCAGGAGCTATAACAGATCCAGCAATCGCACCTACTGCTGCTTCGGCCATACTTGGAACAAGTTCACCTAAAGTTCCTTGTGCCCAGTCAACAGCACCACCAATTCCAGTTTCACCAGTATAAATATCTTTAAAGGAATGTTTCTTAGGATACTGTTTGGCTTCTTCAATATTTCTATTATAGCCTTCCATACCAAAGTCTTGCAAATTCTGGCCAACAGATTCAGCACCAAGCTTTTTCAATCCTGATCCTGCAAGTGCAGTAGCACCATATGCAGATGCTTGAAGATTCTGAAGTCCTCTTTGAACACCAGGTATGAAATCAGAATCAGTTGATGCAGGTTTATTTACTGACTCAGCAGCACCAAACATCTTAGCAAACTCGTCTGGTTCATCTTCATTACTAATTCCAAACATCTTATCAAACTCATCCATCATATTTCTCCATTAGCGATTTTCTGAAGAATAGCTTCTCTAGTAATGTTTGGATTAGCTTTAATCAAGGCATTGATCTTAGTTCTTTGTTCAGGAGTAACTTGTGGTGTAGTAGTTGCTGTTGGCATATTATCAACATATCCAGTACCTTCAGCATTTGGCATTTTAATTACTTGCCTCTTAGCCATCCCAGTAGGATCGTTCGGATCAGGTTCTTCAATTACTAAAGGCTTTAATGGGTTTTCTTTAATAGGCGGATTTTGCAACACATCACCCTGAATACCCCGCAATTTATTTTCTGCAATAACTCCCTGCTCATCAATACGATTCTTATCTGCATCAAGAGAAAGTTGATCTCTTGCAATCTGATTACGATCTAAAGTAGAAAGAAAATTTGCACGATTCATATCTCGATCTGCTTCAGCATTTATTATTTGTGCATCAGATCTATCTTTTTTACTTTGCAGACCTCGTACAAACATTCCACCAATACTATTATCTACAGGTTGCTCTGACTCTAATGGAGTTGCTCCAAAGAATCTACCTTTCTGAGCATTTGCATAAGCATCATATCTAGCTTGCTGCTGTTTATGATAATCATCCCAAGTTGGTGTACCAGCTGGCCCCATCATATTACCCAGGCCTCGACCTCGTTCATTTATTGGTACACTTGGATCAACGGTAATGTCCAAATTACCAACTCGTTGACTACCATTTGAATTTATTCTTTCTAAATTAGTTTTATTTTGCCTATCATTATCATTCCGATTATATGAAAGAGTATTTCCACCAATATCATAAGTGACTATATCGCCTTCAGTTGATACAGTCATCTTGCCTAGTTCTGAATCTCTTTGAGTATTAGGAGTTTCATTAATTTTTGGCAAGTTTAAACTTGTTGGATCTTCATATAATTTCGGTACTTTCGGCTCACCAAGTGGAGAAGTTTGTCTTGCTGGAGTTTGAATATTTTTCAAAGTTATTCCTGGTTCATTAGTCGAAGCTTCTGCACCAAATGCCTTTGAAGGATCATTAATACTTTTTCTATATTCTGCTGTATTTTTTAAATTATCAATTGCATTAATTATACGAGGAGTTTGATTCAGCTTTATTGGCTTACCCTCTTCATTATAGGTACTCATAGGATTACTTCTATTAAGCCAAGGCGCGGATTTTAACTTTCTTTTCTTCTCTTCTTCAGTTTGATTCAAAGCCATTTTAGCCTCGCAGATTAATTTTATTATTCAAATGCACTAACAGATTGAGAAACAACACTGTTCAAAGATGTTAAGGCAGCCTGTGCAGTCTTAGCAAAAACATCCGCAGCAGCAGCAAGTGCCTGAACATTAACTTGCCCACCCTGCACAGCATTATCTCTTCTATGACGATACACCTCAATTCCAGCACCCATTTCAGCAAGTTTCGATTGCAAAACCATTTGATCACGATTCTGTCTTGCTCTGTACCAGTCTGCTGCTGCACTCATCATCTTAGCTTTTATATCTGTATTTAATGCTGCGATTCTTGCCGCTGCATCAGGAGCTACTGCCAGCGCTCTAATATAATCAATTGCTGCCTGCATTGCTGTCAGCCGAGATTCAATAGCCTTACCGATTGCAAACTTAATAGTTTCGATGGCTATCTCAATTTGTTTTATAGCAACTGTAGTTGTTGCAATACCGATCCTGCCTGCCTGTTCAAATGTTGCTTGGTTAAGATCATAAATCATTGGTCCCTGAACAAGTGAAAATCCTCTCGCAGCATATCCAGCAGCTATACCACTAGAAACTCTCTGCCCATCCCTAATAATTCTGTCTCTTTCACGCTGAATTATTTGATCTTCAAGTGCATCAGGTATCCCTGTTCCACCATTAGTAATTGTATTTACTAACCAATTTGTGGCTTCATCAAATGCATCACTTGTCAGAGGATAATAAGTAGCAAAAAAGTTTGCTAACTGATTAGACAGTAGGGCAATCAATGCATCACGTTCTGCTTCATAATTATATTTTGAATCATCGACTGTTGGTATTTCTGGTTCTATTGCTTCAACAGTAAATCCTGTAGCAGTTGTGGGAGGAGTAAGATAAAAACCTGCATTACTTCTAATAAGATCTTCCGCAGCATCTTGTGCCGATTCAGTTGATGTATTTGCAGTAGTAATGGCATTTTCAATAATTTGATTTATAATCTCTGCGGCAGTAGCCATTAAAGTCTCCTATTTAATTGCATAATTTCAAACATAATACTATCAAGATCAAAACTATAACCATTATTTTTAAGTATAAAATCCCAATAATGGCCAGAAAGCATACTTCCCATATTAACACGTTGCTTTGTCATTGTAGTACTTGAATCTTTCATTTCAAATGTACGAGTCTGTCCATCAGCTTCAACTGTGAGTAAAAGTTTTCCGCTTGAACTTACTCCTAAATACGCTGAAGTAACTCTCTTCTTATAATCCGACCCTAATGTAGATCGGCCAAAATCAATCAGTGCATCTATTTTAATTCCATTATCAGTGCTTCCAGTTAATTCATAAATACCATCTCTTGCTATACCATAGTTTTTACCTTCATGTGAATAGAAAGAAAGATAACCATAATTATCATATTGACCAGTTGCATTAGTATCCATATTAACTACCCAAACTCGAGCAGTCGTATCAAGTGCAGCAACATTGTCAATTGTTGCAGCAATACCAGAAGTAGCAATAACTACATCACCTGTTATTATAGAAGTATCGAATGAAGCAAGAAAGGATCCGATAACCGTGAATGTGTCAGTCGTCTGCATGGAAGCCAGCAACTGGGAGATGTATATATGGCTGCCTGTGATAGTATCGACAATCTGGCCGGAATTGTCAAGCACGACAACAAAAACTGGACGATGACCAAATGCATCCAATGTATAGCAGAAGCTGTAGAGCTTACGCTCGAACGGAGTTGCATCATAAATACCAGAAGAAGCAAGAGCAGGAAAATAAGCCGTACCTTCTCCATATTCTCCTTCACCACCCTTAGCAAGCATTGCCGGAAAGTCAGCATCGCCGTCAAGATAAGAGATGGTGCCGAGAATGCCAGAAGATACCAGACTGGGAAAGGTTGAAAATCCATAGTTAGTCAACACAGGCACATACAGTCCACCCTCGGCATAGGACTGCATTGAGGGAAACGATGAATCTCCTGCACCGTAACTGGTGATATCTCCACCAAATCCAGCCAGTGCTGGAAACAATGCATAGCCGTAATTGCTCGATGCCGTGGCAACCATCTCGCCAACCCCTGACATTGTGACGCTTGCTACTTGGAGATTGTCTAGTGTCAGCGTACCAACACCTGTCATCAGCACTTCATAATCTTGGATTGTCAGTGTTCCATAACCTATCATCAGACACTCCCGTACTGGACTTCACCAGTTTTAAATACAGCGGATGTTACCTTATCGCCTGCTGTGTAAAGATAACCGTAAGCATAAAGTTGAAGCAATCTAGATACTGTAGGAACTGTACTAGTGTGAACAACAGAAACTTCATCAGTCTTAGCCATGTAAACAATTACATTATCAGATTGACGATAAATTCTAATTTCTGTCAGTTCAGTTTGTACTGAAAACATGGTCTTTACCATGGTTCCATTTTCATACACTCTCACTCCATTCTGATCACAGATAATACCATGCGAAAACCTCGCTACTCCAGCTCCTTCCATGCCTTTAGTTGATATGCTAACACAAGCACTTGTTACTCCTGACGCTGCAGTGAACTTGATAAATGTTCCAGCATTAAGAGGATTTATTGATCGTGCCCAAGTATTCCAGCCACTATTAGTTAGTTGCAGTATCTCTTGATAAGTCAGTGGCTCGTTTACACTGGTCGTAGGCTCCTGCGCTGGCATGGTGGTTTCGACAGTGTAAGTCGAGGTAGGGACGGTCTGGTCTCCTACGAGAGGAGTCCCATCATTATAAGTATCACTGCCTGATGGAATTATGGGGGTGTCATACCCATCAGCCATTTCAATATCAAAAATGCCGTCCCATGATTCACCTTCTTCGTCTTCCAATGAGGTCCACGATACTTTGCCATCTTGAAGAATCTCGTCCATCAAAGTATCATAGTTTTCCTGATCAAATCCTGTAGAATCCTCAGAAAGCGTTTGCGTAGGCTTAGAGTTTTCATACTCAACAAAGTGATACAATCCGTAGCCAACAAAACCAACCCAGAACGCGAGATAACTCCCATCAGAGTATGAGTATTTAGGCACCCCAAGTTCACTCTTGCCTTGATACCAGACGATGTTGTGATGGTTGACCCGTGCTTGCATGTCGGTAACTGTCCCATCCCAGTCGTTCGGGTACAGTGCCCGCATCATATCGTTTTCTTGCAGTGTCGTAGCTAGATAGATACCTTTTTTTCCTGACCTTGTTCCATCAGGCGGAGCATCACCAATGAAGCCGTCAGGATAGAAAATCCCCTTGCTCGTCATGGTATAGCCTGTCACTAGCCCACCAGTCTCGTCTATCCATTGGCCATCCTCTAATTGAGTCCAACCATCAGGGATGTAGTAGTAACTCAAGGTAGACTGGCCAGACGTTCCGGTAGTCGTTGAAGTGTAACCCTCAGTGCCAGCTGTTCCACCATATCTAGTGACTAATTCATATTTATAATCTTTAATTAGTATGCTCATGGCATTCCTATTGCGTATTTATCATAAGGCCCGACCGGACTTTGTGGGACAATTGGAGGACATTGATATGATGCGAGAGCATCTGCCCTTGGGTCATCACCATAAAGACCGAGAGCAAAGTTGTCAGCATTTCCAACTGGAAAAGGAAGTTCGCCCATTATCTGCCACAAATCTGTACTTTCAGGAATCCAGTTTAGCGAAGCAAATGCGTACTTCTCAACATCATTCACTGTATACTTAACGACTCCAATCAGAAATATTTTCTCAGGCGTGACCATACAAGGACGGACGCTGATAAGATCGACACCATCAGAGCATCCAGGCAAGGCAGTCCATCCAGTAAATGGAGAGCCATAATGCACCGCCCTAACCCCAACCTTGACCTTGTTGCTGACACACAGGTAAAGATGGGTATCGTCGAACACCCCGGCGTAGGTAATATCCGGTCGTACTCCTTCCTCTCCTGATACCTGTGAAGGGACAAGGACGGTTGCGAGGAATAGCCCTGTCGCGGTGAACTTGACTGCGCCGTACTTCCGAGTCCATGTGTAGATAATCCCAGCATGGTCATGGAACATCACAGAGTCATAGGGGACAGTATGAATCGTATTTGGAAATGCACCAACCAATTGCTCAAACATCCTTTTTGCATTAAACCAGTCAGTTAGACAGTCCTCTGTTGCAAGGTCGTCAAGTAGCGCAAGAAACTGACTTGAATTTACCAGATTGACATTACCATTTACGACCATCGAATAAAACAACCTCCAGTGATCATGCTCTGGATTATCGTCATAATATTCAGACGCTTCACATAATTCATGTCCAGATGAGTACAGATGGGTAGAGGCATTCACAGCGTGAAATAATGTACCGTCAAATGCGTAAGATCCTACAGGTTCGCAGGAACCATCGTTTTCTGATGTTACAAAAATATTTCTTAATGTAATTGGGATTTCGTCTGTAACTATATCTATAAACCTGATACTGCCAGACACCCCAGCCATAACGTCAATAGTATATCCAACCGTTTTCTGAAGAGGGTCACCGACGAAATCATACAACCATGTGTTGTGCGCTGAAGTGTATCTATCTGCTCCTGTTTTATAATATGTTACCCAAGGAGCATACCCATCGGCGTACTCTATCCGCTTTGCTACACAGTCTATTCTGCTTTGCTGACTTCCGTTGGCAATATAAAATGAGGTATTTTTCTCAAACATCTGCTGCCACCAGACAATGCCTCCGGTTTCAGTAAAGTCATATAACAAATAATCCGATACAAGAATGTTATATAGTTCCCCGACTTGTGGAAGCAATACAGGATAGGAAGAATAATCCTCTACTAAGACTGTATCTGGTCCTGAGGTATCGCCATCAACAAGACCAAAATATGAACTGTTCACAGATGGAACAAATTTCATAGGATAATAACCAGTCAACGGATCAATAGAACTATTAAAAAATGTAGTGAACTCCCCAGCAACCCCTAAGTCTTTGAACATCACATACAGATCCTGCGCTGGATTGAATCCGCCTGCCCAGTAGTCGGCAACGGCAATCTTGATGCCATCCTGAGTCGAGCAAGTTACAACCGCACCCATAGGAGCAGCCACCCTGCCTCCATCAAGATCCTTGTTGAGTTGCCATACCTTGAACCTGAATCCGTCCCAGATCGGACAGGCAGCCGGAATATCCATTTCTTTGATCTGTGCGAGTTTCTTCTTGGCAAACCATCTACGCTTAAGGCTGCGATCACCATCGAAGGTGATCATACCAGTATCTCAGTCTGCCCGGAGAAATTCGTCCAAAACTCTACTGGAACAGGAGTAAATGAGTACTCCCTGATACTTCCTGGACTAGTTCCTACAAGAAGAAACAACTTCTCAACCTCTTCACTTGCAAACACACCTGTAATATGATCAATTCCTGTAGCAAAAGAATCTGTTGTTGTGAGGGTAGAAAAATCCCACGGAGTTGAAAGGTCGAACCTGGAAAGCACTCCAGGCACAGCGTCTACTGTATATATTCGCTTACCTGTTGGAGATGCGAATATTTGTGGAGTGAACGCTCCAGTAAAGAAATACTCAGCATCAACCTTTATTGCTGAACTTATGTTGAATGGAGATGATAAGTTATATTTTGTTAAATAGAGCCCCCCACCTGTTGTATTGACAGCAAGAATCAACTGCTGCCCTGTAGGCTCGAACATCCCGGAATGAATCCAGTATGATCCCGTTCCTGCTGCATCTGTAAAATTTTTCACACCTACATATGATGCAGTAGATAATCCCCCAGCGAGAGAATACTGATAGACATTAAATACTCCATAGCTTTGACTTTGACAAATATACAAAGCACTATCATTCGGCGCAATGAAACAGGAATACAGATATGTTGTGGGAGAAAGGGTATCTCCGGTAAATACTGCTGTGCTTATATCCCATGGAACTGAGAGACTTAGTTCTCGTACACGATTGGGGACAACTTCTGTTGAGACAAAGTAAGCCCTTGTTCCAGAAGAATTAAAGCATAGGCTTAAGCCGTTCAGACTACCTATGCTCTTGCTTGAAAGATATGTATATATATCAGCCATTATGCCGCCGGAAACCCGATGTTATACGCATTGATAGGCTGTACATTGCCGATGGTCATGTAGGAGTTGCCAATTATCAAGTCTTTACTGACCGTTCCGACAGTTCCTTGTACCCGTTTTTCTGTGGTGCTTAAAACTCCTGTATCAGAACTCAACACGCCCCGATAGAACGAAGCATATCCGGATGCGACATTCGTTCCGGTCCATGTTTCAGCAGCAGCTTTAGCAACAACCCCAGAAGCAGGAGCGTCGAACGTCCCGCCTGTACCACCACCATTTACAGAAATAGTACAAAGCAAAGTTGCCGAACCAATCGCTGCATCAGCCGTGGCTGGGATAAGTGCATCTGCTGCTGCCTGACTTGTTGCAGAACCATAAATCTTAATAAGAAACCCGCTCATGCCAGTGGCAAAGTCATCGCTACCGAGCATATGATTACGTAAACCTGTGCTTACTTTAAGAGCCATTATTCACCTCAATCCAGTGCGGCGATGATTTCGCCAATTTCAAAAGTTAATGGACTAGCATTGCTTATCGCTCGTGAAGTTGCAAGAGCACCATACATAATACAATTTCCTGCTGTAGCCGCAGTCCAAATGCTTACATGAGTTACCGTGTATGTCCCTGCTGCGACTGCTGGTGTAAATACAACCTGCGTTGTGCTGGCAGACGATCCGGTTGTTGATGTTCCCATAGTAACAGCCTTGCGGATATAGTCAGCGTCGGTGCCAACGATCATCTCAGCAGTTGCACCAGTTTCAGTTGGGTCAGCTGTGTGAATTGCAACAAACCAAGCCGTAGGTCGAGTTACCGAGTCAGTATTAAATGTCCAGTTAATAAGGAGATTTTCGCCGTAGTTAGTAAATGACATAATTTCTCCTTATGCCGAAACGAGTGCGAACCCGACCGGAACTCGTAATGCACCAAGATTGGCCATAGTAAACGGAGATGCAAACAAAGCTGCCGAAACTAGCAAGCCGGTATTTGATCCTCTAGTTATTCCAGTCGTAATAAATGCCCCTCGTATCGTCGCTGCCCCTGTAAATGCAAACTCATTTGGTGATGCCGATGTAGTAATTGATCCAGCTACTGGTGATGGTAAAGTCAATGTCAACCGATTTGTACCAGTTGTAGTGTATCCAGTATTCTCTCCACAAGCATCCATGAACGTAGTCATTGTATCCGTTGCCAGTGGAGTATAATTATTTTCAAATAGTGAAAGATAGTAAGTCGAATATTGACTTCCCCCTCTCAATACTGCATTAAGCATGTATGTAATCATATCTCCAGGCATGAGATTATGTACCTCTTGCTGAGAAATGATCTGCCCATCCTCGCCTACATGCGTCGGAGTGTAAACGAACCCGACTTTATAATCATTATTCATTATGCCTCTCTTCGAATTTGTTCAGCAGTTATCCAACTACTTGCTGCCATAGATGACATTGATGCATCTTTAAGACTTGTTATAGCCTGTTTCATACCATTTTCTTCCCGAATCAACATAGCTCCTTTATCACTGTAATCTGGTGCTACTTGCTCCTCCTGTATGTTCTTTATTTCTCCTCCATTTCCTGCCATTATTAAACCTCGCGTTGAAAACCAATAAACATTTCCATCTGATCGTTTTTGCCCAGTACCAAGTGACGCACCATAATCAAGTTTAGTTAATTGCTGAAAGTTCTCTGGACCACTTCCAGCAAAGAAATAAGTCTTATCTGCTACAATCCAAACACCATCATCAACAGGTTCAACTACAGTTATATTCTCGCTGAATTGAAAAACACTATTACTTAATTGAGAAACAAGATCAGTTGAATATGCTTCAGTCACATACAGCAAATTATCTTTTGCAATCAAAAGTCTACCATTATGTTCTCGAATAATTTGCCCCGCTGGTGGCTTTGTAATAAATAAAGTTTCAAGAACCTTTCCACCATCATAAGCAAGTGTTACAGAATAACTCAGTGTGCCAATCACAACATCTCCACACTGATAAAAGACTTGACCATTCGCAGTAGTCATGTACAAACGAATTCCGATAACTTGACTATCACTTGAAGATGGAAGACTTGTAAAAACAACACTACTATTATCTATAACTGAAATTGATGTAATATCACTTGATCCAGACTCATTATCAAGTGCATCATAAAAAGTCAGGCAACATAAATAAACTCCTGCTCCAAATATTCCAGAAGAGCTATAAACTACTGGAGCAGTCGGATTACTCATACCCCAATTTTGAGCCACACCATTCAGAATCTTTTTTCCTCTCAAACCATCACTAAAAAACAATTCATTATTATGCTCATAATAAGTAAAGGTATCACCAAGTACTCCACCTAAAATATCAATCTTTGTCCAATCAGTATTGACTTTTTTAAGTGTTGTACCTTCAACAATAAAGTGTCCTTGAGAACAAGCAAAGCCATATTTTATATCAAACCCACTGCATTTCTTCGTACTACCGTTCCTCATTTTGATCTTACCTGCATTAGTAAAATCAACACTTACAGCATTTCTAACCATCGTACTTGAATCTTCTGAATTAACTGGTAACGCATGATCTTCAGCGCGATTATTCATGCCTTTAAAAGGCCCAAGTGAAAGCTTCATTTTAGCTCCTTTTATCTAAGCATGAATCCACGAGTATATGATGGAATAGTTAGTTCAAGAGTTCGCATGGCTTCAAGGAAAAATCTTTTATATTTAAGTGTATTTTTCATTTCGTCATCTTTATCATCCTCAAGCCGCTCATATGCTTTCCATGCACCAAAATTAACTAAGAGAGCTTCTTGTAAATGTTCTGGAATTCCATCTGGAGTATCATCATCATTAATCATATTAACTGGTTTTCGATAATAATGTAATGTTACAGTTTCACTACTTGTAGGAATACCTTGATAATATAATTTTCCTCCATGTTCAATAGATTCAGAAATTCTTCCTGATTTATTCAGCAATGGATAAGTTTCTGCAAATTCAATAAATGAATGTGCTATATCAATCTCACTTCCAGTAGATGATGATACAAACTGCAAGTCTCTATGAAAATTAGTTGGCATATTTACATAAGCAGCACTAGTTGAAGTTGTCACAGTATCTATTGTAAACAATTCAGGCAATGGTGGAGTAAGCGAATTTGGTAATGGATCCTCAATTCCATCCAACAACGAAGGCATTCCGCCTGCAATTTCATAAACACCCTGATTAATAAAATCGCCTAAATGATCAAATATTGCAGGATTATCAATAAGAATATTTACTTTATTTATTAAATATTCAAAGGTAGCCATAATTTTCCTTATAAATCATCTGGAGTTATTGGTGTAGTTATAAAATTCTCTTCTGGTTCAGGCCTATGCACAGGAACACTTTGCTTCTCACCTAACGGCTTCGGATCAGTATAATGTGGATGCTTTTCTTCCCAACATGTATCAGCACAAACAAACAACTTATCCCAAGTCATTCTGCATTCAGATGCATATCTTTGAAAACCGCATTGATCACAGATTACTAAATAATCACCAGGTTTATATGACATAATTTATCCTTCACGATAAAAACGATGGCCTTTAATTTCAACAATGAATTTCATACCTTTGATCCAGTATGGTGGTTGGTGGTTCGGCATACCCAATAAAGCATAATAATGTGTTGCACCATAAAGTGTATCACCAGCCAACCATTCATTGAATCCTGCCTGAGCATTTTCCAATACCTTTGCTGAGGTGACAACATTTCTAATCCAAACAGATGGATGATCTAGACCTAAATTAAAACAACTAAATTGCTTTCGTGATAGCACAACATTCGATACTGGCCAGTTATTTTTCTTCGCTCGATTGAGAATAACCTTGACAACTGCTTTCTGTCCAGCAACTGACTCCCCTCTAGCCTCATGATAGATTGTCAAAGTCAGCCAAAACAAGGCTTGTGTTATATCCATTAACTCACCGCCTTTCGCGCAAAAGCACACTCACCACCGCGCTTCATAAATACCTCAGCAAAATCATCAAGGTCCATTACCCAGTATCCATTACGCAAAAGGTTCCAATATGGCCATGAGTTTGGCCCACCAATAATGTTTTGATGGAGATTAATAAATGTTCCCGCAGTACAGTGTCCGCCAACTACTTCACCACCGGGAGTACTCAGTCCATCCACTTCCCGAGGATACATCATACCCTCAGTCCATTCAAGCCCAAGTATTGCAGAACCATAATAATCAATACCTCTGATTACTTCATCAATAGTTCGTGCTCGACAATAAGATTCAATCAAACCTTCTTGCTTGGCAGTTTGCATTACCGCTGCAAGAGACGTTCCATAACTAATTGGTTTCGATCCTGGTCTTTCTGAGCCTGGCCACTGATCATTATCCTGGCACCTGAAATAAAACTCAAGAGCCCATTCGTCACCAAGAGTTCTTATTCCAGGCTCATGTTCCATAAAAGCAGTGAAGCCAAATCCACCACATGCACTCCACTTAGCCTGATTAAGCAAAGGTTCCTTGAACTTCTTTACTCGATATTTGCTGATCAACTCTCGATATCGCAAATCAATACCATCATCAATCGGAGGAACTGCAAGAAGATTTGGAGCAGTAGGATCAGCTTGAAAGATTAAGCCACAACGAAGATCTTGAATTTCACTACCATCTTTAAGTATCATAATTAATTCACAGTCTGATTTATTTGTTGAATTGCTTTAAGAATTGTTTCTAAGTTCTTCTCTTGAGCTTCCTTCACTTCTTTAACTTCACTTTCAAGTTTCCCAAACCTTTCAGCACCTGCTGCCATTTTTTCTTCAAACCGTTCATGACATGTTTCTCTAGCATCAGCACAAGTTGGCCTAGTGATAAATCGTGGTTCTCCATCAGACATTTCAAACATTTTAAGAACAGACTTAATCGCATTTTCAATCTCTGATAGCCTACGATCATAATCAAGAATTCTAATTCGTGTTTGAGTTGTTTCTGCAAGAACTAAATCATTTGCAGTAAACTTAATATCATGAGCGTCAAGCCGAGTATGTGCTCGTTCTATCTCACCCTTTGTCTTTTGAATCTTTCCACCAAGCCCAACAAGAGAAAGTGCCCAGCCAAGAATAACTCCAAATGCTCCTGCTGCACCAGCAAAAAAAGTAAATCCTCCATTCTCCGGCATTTAATATTCCTTCTCGTCGTCTTTATAAAGCGCATCTTCATTATCAGGTAACCGAGTGTCAAGAATCTTCGCCCAATGATTATTCCTCGCAGTAGCCAGTCTTCTTAATCGATCTTTTACTGTAGGATTCTCCAATGGATTAACATCTTCTTTACGGTTCTTAGTAAACCATGAAAAGAACAAGATTCCCATTGTACTTACTGCAGTCAAATATATTCCAGTTACTGAAGTCAACATCTTAATCTTAGGCCATAAATCAAGATCAGAAGCAAGAACCAACTCTATACAATTCAGAAAAAACCTACCATTCGCACCCATGAACGCACTTAGATTCTTAGCTGAACAAGACCATTCAACATCATGACAAAGACCAGCTGGATTGAGATAAACCTTGCCTATTTTATCAGGCACTATTGCATCTCCCCAACCTTGGCCAGCTCCACAGAATGTTGGCCATGCCTCGGGAGGCAAATCATGAGGCCATAGAGGTTCAAGAAAATCAGGAATAGTAAGATCAGCCCCCCAATAAGAAATCTTAACAAAATTCATTTCTTCCTCCAAACCCAAGGCTGGACTGGAGCAGGACCAGACCACAATCCTACTCGATTACCAGCAGAAATACCTTGAAGCTTTTCCCATGCCTGACAAAATGACTTCTTACAGTATTGCGGATAAACCCAAGCATATCCAGCAAGTAAAAGTTGTTCTTGCACACATTGTGTTCCGAGCATGACCACAGCTACCGACCGGTCGTATGTACGTCCCCCAGTTGGCAACACATCGACAACCTTACCCTTGATCATAACATCTACAAAATCCTTAGCCGCAAGGCCGAAGGCTTGAGACTTCTCTGGAGAATCAATGCCATAGAGCCTGATCGTTGTCAGTCCAATCTCATCAACGACTTTAATCGTATCACCATCAATGACTCTAACTACTGTGGCTGGCTTGGCTTGAGCAATTGAAGCAACAAGTAAGAAGAATAAGATTATAATTTGATACATAATTTTACACCTGTTGGTTGGTAGCGAAACCGCTCGCAACTTACGCCGGCTCTGCCATGATCATCGAATGAGAAACATGGTCCTGGCTCATTACAATACCGATCCTTGACAAAATGCAAACCTTCATCATTTTTCTTGAACAACTGCAAACTGTCTTCCGAAATCACCCGCATAACTTTCTCCTGAAAGTTGAAGTAAGGTTCAATCACAGTCTTCGTTTGGATAATTACATATTGGACATCTTGGGCCGGTGTAGTTATGGCCACAACGCGTACAAGTGTGCATCTCGTCACCAATAAATCGTTACTTTTTGGCTGTTGTCCTTCCAAGGACCTTGCAAATAGACCCCTCCATGGCTCGTCCCGGTGTCACTGTCGCCGTCACCATTCGGCCCAATCCCGGGCTTGAATACCGTGCCGTACATAGGCGCTTTGGAGTTTCTGCTGCAAGAAGGCTGGTCTCTGCAATTCTTTGATGTGTTACTGACCACGAACTCTTTGCCGGAGGAGAACACCAGCTTTATGGGCCCGGGCCCAAACTCCGGACCTTTCTTGTTGATGCGCCAGGCCCATCGGCCGTTCCTCGACCCATAGCTATCATACTCTGCTTTGTGTGTATATGATCCTGCCGGAGTCCCAGGTTCAGTCGGTGTAGAAGCCGTTCCGCTCTTGGCAGTGTAGGTCACGCCGTCAGCCATCTTGATCACGAACACCAACGGCCGAGCATACTGGTCGCCGGACTTGGTCAGCAGGAAGACCGGTGCGCCTTTGTACGGAGTCCCGAGCCGAGCGACTTCGCCGTTGACACTGACGTAGGTAATCGAGCCAGCCTGCAGGGTCCTGAACAGGATGCCTGCGGAGCCATTGCCTTGGTCGGTCGAGCGCTCGAAGGTGATTGGATGTGGGAATGTCTTGTTGCCGGACGGAGGTGTGACAGGCGGTGTGACAGGCACTCCTCCCGGGAAATACTGAGCACAGAGAGCGTTGCATTCGTTAAGGGACTGCGGAACAGTTACTGCCCCTGCCGGCACCGCCCAGAGCAGGGCTAGGACCAGGATAAGGCGGAACATCAATCTACCTCCTCGATCTGGCCTTCAGGTTCAACCGGTTCATCAGGGAAGGTGGGAGCCGCAGGTACGGGCTCGATCGGTTTGACCTCTTCTTTGATCTGGGTCGTGGTCGTCGAGGTCGTGGTCTTCTTGGACATATCCGGTACAAGTTTGCCAACTGCATCCCTGATCCCACCAAGAGAGGCGAGTCCACCGTCTGCTGCTGCCGACCCACTGGCGTCCTGAGTAGGAGTCGTAGCCGTCGTCAAGCCTTGTGCATCGGTCTTCATCGTCCCGCTGCCGGTCTGACTGAACGTAACCTCAGTCGGACTGTAATTCACTGAGCAACTTGCCAATAAGCCAACAGCCATTAATGCTCCCAAAAGTCTCTTCATTTCTTCCCCCAAAAAGTTAAATTTTAATTTCAGAAACGCCCGCTCGTCGCCGGTCATTGGGATATCGTCACACTTCCAGTCCCGCCAAGCCCCGCGCCTTGCGCGCCGCTGAGGGATGCCGCGCCTGCTGGCGGATCGGGCGGAACTTCTCCCTCAAGCACAGCCGCAAGAGAATTGCGGACCCCGTAAAATGTCGCCTCGTCGGTCGTCAGGTTCCAGTATGCATCATCAACATCTGCGTCGGTGAATGCGCCGTCTATGATTGCCATCATCGCCGCTTTCCCATCTGCAACAGAAACCATGTGTGCATATTCCCAATCCTCGATAGCATCCCTGATGTGTTTCATCCTGATGCTCTCAATTGGGATATCGTTCGTCCCGCCAATGATGGGAGTGTCTGCCGCCAGAGTTGTCCTCCCTGTCGCGCTTGCCACACCAGGATATATTAGATGCCCATCCCCGTTCGAGCCAAAAACGAAAATATCGTCGTAGGGATTTCCCGCTGCTGCCACATTTCCAGGGCCATAGATATTATCATAGGTCGTTTGCCAGTAGATCGTCCCAGTCAATTCATACTTCGCCCAGATGAATCCGGGAAATCTATTGAACAGCGGATTTGCATCGGCTGACCAGTCTATTTGACCGCCGGACCACTCTGGACCAGTGAGCCAGCAACCATTATTATCACAGGCCAGATACCCCCACATCTCGTCATTCGGATATCCTGGATAGGTGTCGCGTGATACCTTCGTACCGCCGACAGTACAGGTTTTATCCCATCCAGGGCAAACAAAGGTGTATGAGTTTGCACTATAAAAACCATGATTTGCGAAGTCCTCAAGCCCTATTCGCATTTTTGAGTTAGTATATACCTGCTTAAAGGTTCCTGCTCCCCCAGTGTTGACGGCGTTAACATCCTCCGCTTGGTCTATAACAGCATCACACTTATTCCAAGTCGATCCTCGCCAAGTGGTCGTCTGGTCGCACCTTGGTTCGTCAAGTGTGCCGAAAACCAAAGTGTTCCAGGGGTCCCATCCTTCTGCCTCAAATTTGTCGTAGACAATCTGAACGTACTGCCGCGCTGCTGTCTCTTTATCAGCAGCATCAATATCCGTTCTGGTTGCAGAGTCGGCAGGCCACTCGGAAGGCACGCGGCGGAATGCTTGTTTTGCCCCTGCGTATGGCCCTGAGGTAATGGCGGTGCCGTCAAACACGCCTTCAACAATCGTCTGCCAGGGGTCCCAGTTGACCACAGTCAACACTTTATTGACAGCATCCCACGGCATGTATGACGCCCCGACCATTGATTTGCCGCCGCTGGGTATCGCTCCCATCTTGTGATACAGAAAAGCCGTCATGTAAGTTTGAGCGAGAGCCACGGCCTCTGCGGTTCCGTTAAATGCCGGGTCCTGGTCCATGCCGTGGCCGTATGTGGCATAGGATTGCTCAAAAACGAACGAAGAGTGAAAGGATGACGTGGAGGGTAAAACAAAATCCCACACTTCGACCGTCACCGGCAGGACAATGTTCGATTTGCCATCTGCCAATATTGTCGCTGTGCCGGTATAGGCTCCTGCCGGTGTCGTTGTCGTTGTCCCGAGATCAACCCACACCCCCTGGACTTTGCCGGACGTCACGGAGAAGGGGAAGGTGTTTCGTGTTTCTCCGAAGTATCTATCGACTTTTGGCAGCAGTGCATCTGGGTACATCCCGGTTGGATAGTCTACCCTTGACTTGCGGTTCGGTGCGTCGATCTCTGAATAGTAGGTTGCAGGGTTTGATGGGGCATAAACCGACAGATATGTCCCGTCGTATTTCCACTTGTAAGCAGCATCCAGCACGGTCTCGTTATTGCCATCATGCCAATTCGACTGCCCAGTGCCCCCGTAATAAAACCCCACCTCTTGATCGTGGTATGCGCTTGGAGTGCCGCTCCATACATGCTCAATAGCTCCGATGTTCTTCCGCCAGACCCCGCTCCCCATGTCCGTCCAGTCGCCAACCACTCCTTTTACGTCTACTGATTTTGTCCAGTGATAGTGCTGCTTGTACAGGTAGATATCATCAATCGTATCGCTGCCCTTGGTGAGATTTGACACGACGACATCGACATTTGTCAGGGATTCGCCATCAGCGTAAATTATCACCTGGAATGATTCTATTTCATTCTTTGCCAGCCTGATCGTCAGCGATTGCGCCCCACTCGTCCCATCCTCGCCGTCCTGCCGATATTTGGTCAGGGAGTTGTCGAGCCAAGCATTCATTGCAGCAAATGACTGGCACGGTGTCAGGATGAGAAATAGTAAAAACAAAACCCTCATCATAATGCGACCCCCAGCAGATCGTCAGCGCGAGCGTCATAATCTGTGTTATCTCGGTCGAAGATAAGGCCTATGTAGTCTCCCGCAGAATAGGTTGAGTCTGTTACAGATATTCTCTCAACCCCGCCGACATAGACTTTTATCGTGGTCCCTGACACGCTCAATTTGATCGTATACGTACCAGAGGCGTATGATCCTATATATGTGTCAATCGGGGTTACGGTGGTTCCAGAAAAAGACGACAAGAGGACTTTTCCTGTCTCTCCGAAATACGCTATGTATCCGGTCTTTGGCGTGCCGGTTGAGACTCTCGCCAGAACTCCAGCGCTGTCTGTTGCGCCGTTATATGTGACTGACGCGCTTACCTCTTGGTTCGCAGTCCCCAGTGTTGACTCATGATATACTAGATTCTTTGCCCACGTTCCAGACCCTCCAGCATTTCCACCAGATACCGATATGCCTCCACCGATTGCGGTGTAGTTCGCTGAGGTATCAGAGGAAAAGTCATCAGATACCCCGACAGATGCAGGGTCGAGGCTGTCGGTCAATGCGAATGTAAGCCACTTACCCGCGGTATCACTGTATATAGCCCCAGTAGTCCCATTGCGGGCAATGCCGCTTACGTGGGGCGAATCCTCATAGGTTGGAAAAGTATCGAAAGCGAATGATGCGCCGCCCGCAGCGATCAAATCGACCACCCGATCAGCACTCAGCAATTTGTCTACGTCCCCATTCCCGGCAGTGTCGTCAATCAGCCCAGCAACCGAGGAGGTCCACTCATATGTGCCTGCGCCGGTCGCTTGAATGATTTGGTTGGTTGCTGTGGGGAGAGATGTGAGGCCTACAAATGCAGAGAAGGGCGCATTCTTTACCTTCCACGCGTCTGCCGAATCGCTAATTAGAACCTTGTCGGCACCTACAGGGGTAGCCTTGGTCGGATAACTTGATGCTGCTGCACCAAAGACAGTTGATGGAAGCATTAAAACTGCCATAATAATAAATAATTTTTTCATCTCTCCCGTACCCTCATAGTTATATCATGCTCCCATTTATGCCCTGCTGATGTAACACATCGAAAAGTCAACTTGTAAGGACTCATAGATGCAGAACCAGCTCGAACCTTTAAAGACACTGCGTTTGATGTTTGCACCACTGTCGTTTGATCAGTAATCGTACTGGAGACATCTGTTCCTGCTTTATCAACCGCAGTTACTGTTGAAGAAACAATCGATTCACCACTTGCAAGATTGAGAGCAAACGAAACCTGGACTGTAAACTCTTCATAGGACTGTTTTATCACTTCATTCATATCATTCCGCCTCTAAGTGTGCGAATGAGGTTCTTGGTGCGATGGCTAGTATCTTAGTATCTGTTCGTTCCCTGAAGAACTCGATCTGCCGCTGCTGCATTACATATTTTTTGATTACACCAGCGGTAGTCGTATAAACAATGCCAGCACACCCTGCCTGATCATCCCCAACTTCACCAGTATCCAACTGCCCCATAACTATATGAAGAGCAGTAATGTGAACAATATCCTCACCAACCTCTTGGGGTGTGAATGTACCGATGACCGTAACGCTACCTGATAATGCTGCCGTATCTGGTGATTCCTGTGCTTCGACCACTCCGAATACAGTCACAGTCCCGACGAACGCTACAGAATCATTTCCTATTTCAGAGACGATTAATGATCCAGTTACCGGAGCATAACCTACGGTTCCTGAGAAGACGACCGAATCCCCCCCGCTCTCATTGACATCAAGTGATCCGACGACGAGCACAGTCCCTGAGAACGCGGGAATGTCTACGCCCTGCTCGATTGCTGCTGTAGTGCCTGAAATGTAAACATCACCTGTGAATGAGCCGGTGTCTGATTGATCAGTGCTTGCGAGACTGCCGGTTACGTAGACAATGCCCTCGCCATCCGCAGTGTCACTACCAGTCTCCTGAACTACAAGCGAGCCTGAGATTGCAGACCCCCACGACACAACACCTTGCCATGTTGCAACATCAGAACCTGTCTCGGTGGCTGCCAGAGTGCCAATAATGAATGTGTTACCTGATGCAGCAAGAGTATCACTTCCTGATTCCGCTGCAGTGAGAGTTCCGTTAATTAGAACATCTCCAGTTAATGCGAAGGTGTCTGTACCTGCCTCGGTTACACCGACGGTTCCAGCTACCAGAATATCCCCTGATATTGCACCAGTGTCTGTACCTGTTTCCTGAGTAGCTAAGGCTCCTGAGATTATTACATCCCACGATACCACGCCTTGAATGATTGAAGTGTCCTGCCCTGATTCAGTTACTTCAAGCACTCCAGTGACAAAAGCATCACCAGCAACTGATGCTGTATCCACTCCAACTTCAGAAGCAGTGAGAATGCCTGAGATTATGACATTACCAGTCAATGCCGCTGTGTCTGCACCAATTTCCTGTCCTGCGAGCGTGCCGAATGTCGTAATGCCACCAGTCGCTGTGAGAGTATCAGTCCCAGTTTCCTGCGCCGATATTTCCACTGCAATCGGAATATTACCAGCTATCGCGGATATGTCTGTACCAGTCTCTACGCCTGATAGTATCCCGTTAACAAGAACATCTCCACTAACTGCCAGCGTGTCCTCGCCACTCTCCTGCGTTGCTACGGTGCCGGTGACAACAACATTGCCAGTCAGTGCTGCCGTGTCGTTGCCGATTTCCGTGCTTGCCAACGCCCCGGAGATAATTACATCACCAGCAAGTGAAGTGGTATCGTCTCCTGAATCTGTTGTGGCAATAGTGCCAGAGATAAGAACATTCCCAGTAAGGGCTACTGAATCTTCCCCAGTCTCTACCCCGGCGAGTGTCCCGCTGACTCCAGCATCACTTACTGATCCGCTCAAAGCCATTGCGTCATCTCCGACCTCGGAGACAGAAAGAGGACCAATATTAAGAACCCATCCATCATAAATGGGTAAGCCATTCTCGTCGGTGACTATCGCGCCGGTTTCGTCACGAAGGATACCATCAGTGAAAAAGGCGAAAAATGAGTCACTACCTATCTCACTGACTGCAAGCGTTCCCTCAACGCCTGCCTCGCCGCCTGACACCGTTCCCGAAAGACTGGCAGTGTCAGCACTTGGCCCTTCGGAGACATCAATCATCCCCATGATGCAAGCTTCGCAGGCTATGGTCGCAGTATCTTCCCCAGTCTCTTGTACTGCGAACGTCCCTGTGATTGGACTCACATAATAGACTGTCAGATAAACATGATCGACAGCACGGGAATAGTTGGTTGTGTTTGATGGTTTGAGCAGAACACCGAATGTCGAAGCATTGACATCGCCCGGGGAAAGCGTGTTGCCAAGAAGGTTCGCTTCTCCACCGACCGTGAACGTCTGGTCAGTGTTAGCAATAGTTGCAGAGAAAGCCGAGGCCGTCCCGGTCCCTGCCGATCCATCCTTGGTGAGCTGAACCGTCAGTTCCCGCCGTGCCGCTGAGTTGCCAGCTGCCTGGTACTCGGTGACAATCTCAATGCCAATGATTGTCGCTTCAGTAGGAATGGAGAACCCGAACCCAGTCGCCGCCATGATAGCGGATGTAGCCGTAGCTGTGGCTCGTTGATCATCAGAACCATAGACATATGACGGGTTGCTCCAGCCAGCAACAATACTGGCTGAAGCTGTAGGATTACGGGTTGAGGACGACATTTACGCGTGAGTAATAGTAGCAGCGGTAATGGTAACGGTCTGACCCGCCGTAATACTAACAGAGTCTAGAATGATATCAGAAGCCGATAAGCCGACCGTCAGGCCAGTGATGATATCCGTGTTGTTGCTATCCCTGATCCTCGCCGCTGCCGCCGTGCCAGTGTTATCCGCTGACGTATCGGAGTGGGGCATGGTGAAGGTGAGAACTGCACCTGTTGCCGAGCCACAAGGATCAGTCAAGGGGATGGTGGCCAGGACAGAGGCCATGCCGGTCGTGCCGATCTCAATATAACCAGCCGCAGAACCTGCGTCAATGGCAGTAGCTACTGCGGTCATACGTGCCTGTTTTACTGTTGTAGTATATGTAACTGCCATAATTCATACTCCAAATAAAATTTTTAAAATTATAATGTCATAATACTTAAAGTTTATTCACTTCAAGAATAATTGAATAAGAATCTCCAGCAGTATGGCCTACTGTAGTAAATAATAAATCTCCAGTAACACCACTTCCAGCATTATTTTTAATCCCACCAAAACTAGAAAAATCTAAAAATCCTGTTTGATTTGCTGCAACAGCATATGTAAGAACATCTGTTGTAGCATCCCAAAGCATTCGTACTGCCATACCATCAGTAGTAAACCAAATCTTATTAATAGTTACTTTTGTTGGAGCATCTACCAATGTGCTAACATCAACTTTTACAACAGCAGACTCACCTGTTCCATCAGAAATATTAGTAAACTTTAAAACAGCTTTTTTTACTCCATCGAAAATTGTTTGTGAAGTTATTGCATCAGCCATAATATCACCTATTAATTCACAGTACAAACAGAAGAAATCAACAAGGAACCATCAGGCTTAACAAAAACAACATAATAACTGGCTGCTGCTGATGTAATAGTTAACCCAAGCAGTCCGGCAGCAGTCGTAGTAAACAAACTCGGACCTGCACCACCAATATTAGTAAGAGCGCCGTTAGTCAATTTTGCAAGACTTGTAGTAGCTAAGTTATGTGATAATCCGGCAGAGCTTGTACTCAAGTAAAGCAACCCAGATACAGGTACTGTAACAGTATTACCAGAAACATCTTTGAAAACAAATTGAACTGCACAGGAACCTGATGCAGGTGTTGCAGTAGTCGTTACTGATGCGAAAGCAGGAAAGATTGCATTACCTTCAAAAGTCGGGCCATTTTTACCAAAAGAATATTTTCCCATTTTACCACTCCTTCTTTAGAGCAGCGTTGGAAGATTGGGTCCTTCCAACGCCAGTTTTAAAATTAGTCTTGGCCGTTCACTTATGAACACCAAGTTATCATGCAGCACCAGGCGAACCAAAAATGCCTCGCGGATCAGACCAACCAAACGAACCGCGAAAAGTCGCTTTGAACTTCGCATTCTCGGTATCGAAGTCATTCTCAGTTCCAAATGCATCCGGCCGACGTTCCATGTACTTCAGGCCATCAGGACAGTTAGTCTTAATAAACCATGCATCACTATCCGTAAGGTAATGATTCACAGCAACTCCCTGAGGGAACTTCTTCGATGCCCGAATTGCATTGATATCATTATTCGCAGATCCGGACTGCCCAATAGATTCGAGAATCCGCATAGCGTCGAACTCAAGTGCTGTGGGGATGATCAACTTCTGAGGCATAATCGCGATCTTGAGTCCACGATCAGTAGTGAACGCAGCAATGTCAATGCAAGCCTGTTCAAGAGCAGCTTCACTAAGATCTGCCGCAGTAGAGAGTTCATTCCGCCAAGTTCCGCCTGACTTGTTCGGATGATCAGTAGCACAAAGCTCCTTGCCATCACTATTAGTTCCCATAGTATAAGCAGCAGTAAACGCCCGATTGAGAATGTTTGCCCCAATTATTTCTTTGGTCTGCCGAATGGAGAAGGCCAGAGCATTCGCACGACGCAACGCTACAGTGACAGCTATACCATCTTCGTACATTTCCCGAGTAATAATAAACCCAAGGCCGTACGTTACATGAGTGTAGCGACTAACAAAGCCTTGCTCTTGCTCATCATATGCAATCCCTGCACCTTCAGTCTTCACCGCAGCAAGTCCGAACCCAGTTACGCCAGCTTCCTCTTCGAAAGCCTTTGTAGAGTTACCTTTTTCAAAAATGTCCAAATACTCAATCGGATACTCTTTATATTTCTGCCCGAACCAAGTCTTGACCCCAGGCACCAGATCTTTTGCAAAATTACTAGTAGTAATAATACCCATTTGTAAGCTCCTTTAAATGATGATTAATTATCCAAAGTTAATAAGCAACTAATTAAACATCAGTTGAAATAGTCAGACCAAGCTCATGCTCTCCGAAAAGAATTTCCCACTTGGCATAATCTCCAAGCTCATTATCGTCACGATTCACAAGCCTCAAAATTCTGCAGTTACCACTAGTATCAGTGCCGGTGTCACTGGAGTCAAGTTCCATCGCAGACTTGCCAGTAGCAGTTGAACCCGAGCCGACTACAAAGTTAGTAGAAAGTCCAACCATTGCAGCAGTAATAGAGTTGGCATCACTATCTTCTTGGACTTCAAAAATAACCTGAGGATCATCAACTACCAGACAATACATTGCAGTAGCTGCCGGCCGATATGCTCGAAGCGGGGTATCAGCCTGAATCATTACATAAGGATTATCACCAAAACCAATTACAACACCTCGTACAGCTGCTCCAGCAGTAGCTTGGGCAACAGTAGGATACTTGCCAGTTGCATCTGCAGATCCAGCACTTTTAACTGCATCACCCTTAAAAACTGCAGTATTATCAGTACTGGGAATGTAATAAACATTTGCCTGCCCATTCCAGGGAGAACCGTTCAAATGTTTGACCGGCTTAAAGCCGAAAGGAGTATCAAGATTAGCCATATTTTTACCTCAACAAAAATTTAAATTTTACGAAAGAGTCACACTTCCAGACAAGCCATCTCTACCCTCGCCATGAGAGTTCCGCTTAATTTGGTTTTCTACCTCACTAATCTTGGCTTGTGATTCGGCTCGGTCTGCCTCATAAATCTCTTCTGGGGTCTCCATTAGAACAGCCCTTTGATTGTTACCCACACTAGGATTCGTGGCACTACCAATATTAGTCGGTCTGCCAATCTTTGAATCCCCAACAGGTGAGCCATCATCAACAGCGTTCCATCCAGCGTCCTTGAACATCTGAATGCGATCTCCAGTATCATTCACAAATCGGCGCACGAAACCGACCTTCTTCGGTGCAGTCAAGATATTCCTCGACCCTAAAGGTATTCTTTTTCGCGGTTGCTCGCTTTTAACACTCTCTATTTTATTTATCTGCTCTGGCATAACATAATCCTCTTATTATTCTTGCATACTTGCAATATCTTTAATATATTGTTCTTCGGACATTATGCCTCCGCGAACAAATTGATTCATGATACTAACTTGTTCAGGCGTAAGATCAGCTTTGCTGAAAGAAGTTGAAGCACCTTTATTGTTTGAGCCTTTATCAACAGGAGAAACAGGTCCAATGGGTTTAACAGTCTCTTTAGTAGTTGTAGTAGTTGAGGTGTTCTTAGGTGCAAACTTTTCTGGAAAAACCTCTTGAACTTTCTGTCGTACCAGTGCATAAATCCTAGGCAGTGGAGCACCAACATAATTCTGCGCTACACTATCAGCAAACTGCGCCATATCGTTGTCTTCCAAGTACCACTCGTTATCCTGAATCCATTCATCATACACAGGATTTTCAACAGCACCAGCCTTGGACGTATCATTAATTTTTGGTGCAGCAAGATCATTTTTCTTTGCCTCGATCTGTGCGTCTAGCTCTTCGACCTTATCAACATCAGCAAGTTCAATAGCCGACTTGCGTTCCTTTTTAAGAGATTCGATCTCAGCAGTTAGTTTCTTAACTTCAGTCTGATAGACTTTCTCATTGTGTTCCTTAAGTGCATTTACAGATGACTGAACAGCACTCAGATTTTCCTTTAGGTCTTTATTATGCTTACTCATTGCCTTCTGAATATCTTTCGACCTCAGAATGTATGTGACCGCATCAACTGCATCTTCACCTACATGATCAGCACGCCAACCAAGTTGTGAAGCAAGTTCTTCTACAGAAGGAGCAATCTTGGTTTGATCAGAATCAGCATTACCATTAGGGGTTTTAGTTTGATTGGAAGATTGATCATCACCAGATTTAGCTACCACAACAACAGTACTAGTCTCATTACCAGTGGCTGCTGTTGCTTCTGTAGAAGAACCATCAGTTTCTGCACTTGCAATAATGTCTTGCACAAATTCTTCTGCCATAAGAACACCTATTTAAAAGAGTAACCGAGCTAAAACATCATTGTCATTAATCAATACATAAGAGTCGTCATCTTTGCCAGGCATTGACACACCAGCATAACGGGAATAACTAATCTTATCGCCTACTTCTGCCCAGGCAACTCCGTCATCAAGGTCTTTCCAGGCAGTAGGTCCAATGGCAATCAATGTGCCAACTGTAGCAGCTTGCTGTTCCTTTTCCAGAGT